TAGTAAAGTAAGCGGATAACTCTTGCTTAACATGCAACATTTTGACAATGCCTTCGTACAAGGAATACACGATTTAAAAATATCAAAAAACGATCGTTTATTGATAGGGGAATAATCTTGGGCAAGATTGGTAGTGTTTTGAATTACAATGTACAGTAAATCAAGGAACGGGGCAGATTAAACGAAGAGAGAGAAAAGTCAAAAAAATTGATGTCAACAATCGATCAATTAATAGCATGTTTCGTATCGTGCAAACGTTATAAATACTAACTCAACAAACTTGTGAAATGATTTACTACATAGGCCTGAACGGGGATGCAAAAATGTTTGCTCATAATTTTAATAATCAACGTGTTATAATATTCGTGTATTCGTCGGGAAAGATATTCGTGGAGGCGGATAATGGTTGCTTGATCAAGGAATATATAGATTCAGGGTACTTTAATAAATTCGTGAATTACTTGCAAAAACAAGGGATAAAAGTGGTATCTTTGCAATAAGAACTCCAAGAGGGTCAGGTACATTCACGTGTGCTTGATCCTCTTTTTTTTATTAAAAGATAGTAATATGAACGTTTTCCCGAGTAAATTCAGATTTCTGTTCGAACGTGATGGAATTCAATACGAGTGCAAGTATTCCCCGGACGAGTGGAATAATAACGTGTTAAACTGGAACAGAAGTTCGGACAGTGCCGGTATCATGATCAAATATTCCACCAGCTTTACTTTTATAAAAGAAGACGCAGACTACTTGAGAGATTGTTTTAATACTGATGGTGTTTTTGCAAAAGTGCGGTTTATCGTGGAAGAATATGACTACGATACTTTTAGTTTTAGACCTTACTATAGTGGGGATATTGATTTCTATTCTTACGAGAACACCAAGAATAAAGTATCTATCGTCACTTCGGACATAAGTTACAAGGCATCAATTGATGCGAATTTAGACACGACCTATGAAATTGATATTCCTAACGCATCCGATTTTGTCAGGTATGATAGATTGATGATATTGAGTAATTCAAGTTTTTATTCATTTTACGAGGACAACACGTTATCCGGCGCTAAGCAAAGAACAGATGTTTTTTCTTCTATGATAATGAATAAAGAGGATTTTGATCCTAAAAATATTTTTCATGACGTTGATCAAGGAACAATGTCTAATGACAATTGGATCGCAATGTTTAACGATCAGTCAAACATCACTTGTAATGTAAAGTACAAGATAAATAAGATCACGTTTTCATGGACTGGAAATCTTGATGATTTTTCAGCTAATTGTTCCATATATTTAAAAGTAGGTGATTCAACGTACTCCGTGTACAAATATGAATCTAGTGGGACACCATTATTTGTGACTCAAGACGTATACACGGAAAAAACAATCAAATTTAACGTGAATAAAGGAGAGAAGATTTTCGCTGTTATTGATTATACATGTAAAGGGCATGGGACACTTAGCTCTGCCGTACAAATGATTGTTGATGCAGATTTAGAGGTAAGTTTTGATTATACTTATAGATCAAGTAAAAGTAAGGACATTTTCGGGTTGCGCCCGTTGGATCTATTATCTAACTTGGTAAATAAAGCGACCGAGGGACAATATAATAAAATCAAATCCGATTTATTGACGATGGGAGAGGTAAGCAAAATGCTTATCGCCTCCGGTAATCTCATACGTGGCATACAGGGAGCAAAGATAAAAACATCTCTAAAAGATTTCTTCCAAGCTTTCAAATCAATGTTCGGGGCAGCCTACACGTTTAGAAATATTGATGGGGTAGAAACGTTGGAAATAGAGAATATAAACTATTTCTATGATCGAAACACGATGATCACGGAAGTAGGTGATATTAACGATTATTCAATGAAAGTGAAGGATAATGATATATACAACAAGCTTAAAATTGGATACGAGGATCAAACGTACGACGAGGTAAACGGGAAGAAGGAATTTAACACCACCCTTGAATTTTCAATAAACTCGAAGCATAATGGAAAGGAATTGAATCTTGTCAGTCCTTATCGTGCGGATATGTACGGTATCGAGTTTACTATAATAGATTACGAGCAGCAAGAGACAACGGATAGCGATAATGATAATGACGTGTTCATTATCCATACTGGAAGTCAAATATACGGTTTTATAAACGGGTATTCTTTAAACCGCTACTACAAGATATTGAATAGCGATAATTTTGCCGGGAACACGGCTTTTAACGTCTACTTGTCTCCCAAGAGATGCCTGCTGCGGCAAATAGAATACATTAAAAGCTTATTCATGTTTTCCGGGTCAATATTAAAATTCGCTTCTTCTCCAAAAGATTACAATGTGACATCAACAGGTAACATTATTGAACATTCGGATATAAATTTGGACGGATATAATTACTTGTTCAAACCGATCAATCATGAATTTGAAACGATAGTCCCTAGAAATATTTCTGAATTGATCGAGGAAGGATACAGGGGATATATAGCATTCATTAACGAAGGTCAAATATTAAAAGGATTTATAGAATCTATAAGCGAGAATCCCGGAAGGAATAAATCTCAGAAATGGAAATTAATCGAGTTGTAATATTGATTTCAATATAAATTTTATTACATTTGTATTGAAAAGAACTCCAAGAGGGTCAGTACACGTTTAGCGCGTGTATTGACCCTCTTTTTAATTGAATATTATGGCATTGACGTTTCCCCGGCTGAACCCAATAGTGTTCAAGGAAGAGAATATTTTATACACGGAAAAATATAACACTCCTTTTATTCAAAAATGGGATAAAGGTGATTATATCGTTTTTCAAGCACATTACGGGGGAAGTATAGCAAGGGGAGAAGTGGCGGCGAGTATAGTGGACGATAATTTAAATGTCGTGCTTCAGTTTGATAGTACAATCATTGATATTAATAACTGGTATCAAGTTATTTTTAGGGGAAGTTGTAATTTGCCAGATGGTATATATAGAGTACAATTGTACTCTACTGCCGGAAAGTTTACTTTTTATTCAAATTGTATACAGATTGGAACTTTCCCCGAAAGTTTGTTGCTAACATATACTTGTAAAACAAATAAATTTGATTGTATTTTTCGAGATTCTGAATACGCTTACTTTTTCGTGCTGCGAGTTGATGGAGGGGTTAAATCGTCGGATATAAGTTACAATTCGGATGATGTAATCTACACTTCGCAAGATAGAGTGGTATACTTGCTTGATTCTATCCCTTACACCGTAAGGAAATACACGTTTGGTAATTCATACGGTCTACCTTCTTGGTTGGCAGACAAGATTAACAGGTTGTTATCGTGTGATAGAATACTAATTAACGGGGTAAAAGTCGTTAAAAATGACGGGGCGAAACTTGAAGTTATTGGATCGGATGCTTACCCTTACGTGGGGTTAAATATTGAACTTTTAAGGCAAGAAGAAGGATATTCAGAAGGATTGTATTTTGATGAAGAAGAGATGATGCAGGGAGGAATGACAGTTGAGATGGTTGATTCTACCCCTTCTTATTCAATTTCTGCTCCAAGAACAGGAAGAATTCATATTGAAACATTTGAAAACACGTTCAACTAATGGCAACTGAAGATAATTTACGAGATAGGGCGAAGGAAATTAGAGGAGCTTTTGAACCTTCATCAGTCACGAACGAGGCTGTTGGCGGGCTATTGCTTGATATTATTAATTTCTTCATTGACTATGGTGGAAATGGTGGAGGAGGAGGAAAACCTGATGCTCGTTATTGGAGCAAGGAAGAGTTGAAGATGTTGGATCAATATTTATATGTTTTAGGAGATAAGATAAAGTCTATATATGCGGATAATGCTGGCGATTCCGAGTTGTTCGAGGGACATAGTTGGAAAGATCACTTTGACCAACCCCTCCGCACCTTCGACCCCGTAAAGTTCAATAGCGTTACCTCCACAGACTTCGAGAGTAAATTAAAGGGATGGATAATAGACGCCCTCGGTAACGCCGAGTTTCGAGACTTGTTGATTCGTTCCTTCAAGAGCTGGAACTTCGCCGCCGGCCCCCTCGGTGCCGGTGTCGGGATGGTGAACGATGACGAGTTACAGACGGACAAGTTGCTCGTTCGCAAGACCATGTACGTTCTTGAAATGATGATCCAGCGCATGAGGTTCCAGGGCGGTATAATGGTGTTAAGCCCGGCAACGGGGTTCAAGATTGACCGTGTCGAGACGTTCGACACTTACTATCGTGTTTATTGCAGGCCGGAGGACTTCAACGAGTTCGAGGTGAACGACCAAGCGAGGATACAGAACTTCACGGGTAACAACATAAAGTACCTGTGGTCGCTAGTTCTATCAAGGGGTGACGATTACATCGACATCTCCCGGGTCGACAAGGACGGTGACGGCGTGCCTGCCGAGGGGGACGAGATAGTTCAGCTCGGTAACAGGACGAACCCGGATCGACAGGATGCCGTGTTGCTATCTGCCGTTAACGGTGAGGTGGGTATATTCACGTATTACGGTATAAACAGCTTCGACCTTTCCAGTAAGGAGGGATCATGGCTAGGGAAACACGGGGGAAAGAAAGGTGCCGTTATCCGGGGAGAGGTTCACATAACGGCCGGGTCATCAGGTCTCGAGCAATTTGACGAGTACGAGGACGTTGACAAGAGAATACAGGACGCTAAAGACCTCGCGGATTCAGTTCAAGACGTGGTGAACAACCTCACGTCTATCATTATCCCCGATATGCAGGGGCAGATAGACGGTAGCATCATGTCACACGAGGGGAAGGTTCCCCCTACCCTGACGAACGAGCCGGCGGTGAACTGGACGACGGAAGAAGAGAAGAATCGACATATCGGTGATTACTACGACTATTACTTGACGGTGGACGGCGAACAGGTTACCGAGAGGTACAAGTTCTCGAAAGTGAACGGTACCTATCAATGGGTACGTGTCGCCGATTCCGGATCGGCCTTGGCCGCCAGCGTGGCGAGGGAAGCCCTCGGTCTGGCCGGGACGAAAGCAACCATCACGTGGGGAAACACGCTACCGGAGGCACCGTACAACATCAACGACATGTGGATAAAACTTGACGGGTCGATGTACATCTGCAACCATCAAAGGTTAGACGGCGAGACCGGTTCCCAGTCCGACTGGCAGCTTTTCAATGACACAATGCTCCGGCTGGCGAAGATGGCGGATGATAACGTTATCACGAAGGAAGAGAAAGCCACCCTCCGGGACACGTGGAATCAAATACAGAAAGAGTTCACTGCCTACCAAGCGCAAGCGACAAAGTACGGGGTCTCTATAACTGCCCTTCAAAACGCCTACAACACGCTGAACACGTTCTTGACGAACACGGTTAAAATAGCGCAGGATATTGACAGCAACCTGTCCGTGGCGCAGAAGACCGAGTACAACCAAGATTTCGCCAACTACTACTCCGAGCGTACCGCCTTCGCCAACGTCATAGCGCAAAAGGTGGCGGACGAATCGGTCGGCAACCTCCAAATCGGGATGGTCAACTTGTTGAAGGGGAGTAACGTGGAGTTGGAGGCGCAGGAATATATTTTAGGACGGTATAATTTTGATAGGAAACCAGAAACAGGGAAAATATACACGTTAGTTGTTTGTTACACTCTTGGAGAGAATAATACTGAAATATATCCTTACCAAGATTCTGGAGCAACAGCTATTATTTCCTTAAAGACCAAAGGAGAGAAAATTATAGAGAGTCGTACATTCACGTACAAATCAACTGTTGGTAGCAGCTATATGGTTTTCACGCAACTTCCACGAGGGACCTACGGCTCAAAGGTTCACTGGGCCGTACTAGTGGAAGGCAACAAGGGACCAAATAGCTGGATACCGTCACAGGCTGACAATGATGCTAAAGCCCAAGCCATCGCCAAGGCCGAGGCAGAACTAGCAGAGACCAAGGCAAATGCCTACGCTGACGGTATCGTGACGGAAGCGGAGCAGAACGCTATCAACGAGGCACAGGCTAGGCTAGACGCTTTAAAGATCGGTTCCGTAAACCTAGTGAGCAGGAAGATGCTTTTGGACATAAACAACACGGCTAATGGTTCTGCAATATGGGGACAAGATTCTGATGGTATATATATTTCTGTAGCCCCGAAGGATAATACAACATTGTATAGCAATTTTAAGAATGTCACGCAATACGTTATCTCTGTAAATTGCAAGGGGAATCCAAGTGGTGGTTCAGCATGGAGACCTTATTTAAATGTTGAATACACGGATGGCACGATGGAATCAGCGTGGCTAACGAAAGATTCCGTTTACAAGCGTTATGACTATATTTCTAAACAAGGGAAGACAATCGCACGAGTATACTGGAACGTGGCGAACGGTGGACAAACATACTCTAACTTTATCTACTCCCTCGCCCTCTACGAGGGTAACAAGGTCTTGGCCGAACCTCCTGTTGCGACTGAAGACCTAACCGGGCAGAGTAACGTGAACCTGGTGGACGGGGGAAAAGAGGTTGTTATTCCGGCAAGAACAGATGATGCCGAGACTGCAAATTATAATTACAAGACTTTAACCATTCCTAAACTAAAACCAAATACTGTTTACCATGTTTCATTCAATGCTGAAAATTTAGCTGGAACTCCAAACTTATATTCGGCAAATGTCTATAACAAAACAATTAGCGTGTTATATGCGAAATTGGCTAGTGTTTCTGGTGGTATACTTATAACTCCAAATAATTTTACTGAAAGTGAGGCTAGGCTATTATTATACGCCGGGGAATTCGGAGCCACAAGAGGTAACTCGGTTAAATATACCGAAATCATGCTCGTCGAGGGCTTCACCCCTCCTTCTTCTTACTCTCCATCACCGGGGGACGTGCAAAAAGAGATTGATGACGTGAGCGATGCCGTTACTAATCTGGATACCACGATTAACACCACGTTCAAGGACGGTATTATCAGCGAGGCAGAGGCGAAAGCGATAGCTTCAAACATAAACGTGTTAAACGCAGAGAAGGCGGATATTGACGCTTACTATACCAAGTTGTACGCTAACGCCTATCTAACCGGGACGGCTAAAACGAACCTCGCAAGCGCCAAGACGGCATACAACACCGCTCACGATAAGTTGATCGACTCGATCAACACGGCTATCGCAGACGGGAAGGCAACGGCAACGGAGAAAGCAGACGTGGACGATAAATTCACAGCTTACAATAACGCTTTATCCGCTTATCAAACGAGGGTCGGGGAAGCGGACAAGGCGATACAGGACACGATAAAGAAAGTTGCGGATGATGCTCAAACATCGGCCAATACTGCCCAATCAGCCGCCAATGCCGCTCAATCAACGGCGAATCAAGCGCAGGCTGATGCTAATGCAGCAAATTCAAAGCTAACAACGTGGGCGAGCGATAACTACATCTCCCCGCAAGAGAAAACGGCATTGAGGCAGCAGAAAAGCGATATACAAGCGGAGTACAACGATATTGTGACGAACGCTAACAGGTACAATATTTCATCAACGTCCTACTCGACGGCGTATAATTCTGCCATATCCGCTTTAAACAAGTACACCGCAACGTCACCGGAAAACATTCAAGTGATACAATCCGAGTACGACAACATAGCGGCCTACTACACCGCCCGCCAAACCATCCTTAACTCGATAGCGGCAGCGGCGAAAGCGCAAGCCGACAAGGCGACCGGGTCGATAGGCATGGACGGGGGGAAGATGTTGTATAAGGACCCGGAGTTCAAGAAGGGATTAAACGGGGTCGTAGGATACGGGGCGCAAAATAACGGTGATAACGGTAATGGGTCGGTTGTACTCAACAGGATTTCGAAATCCACTGGAAACACCTCTTCAAACTCTTTCACGGCAGACATGGCAGCACACGTGAAAGAAGAAGCGGCAGGATCACCCCACAACGGTTCGGACTGGTGCCTGTACGTTAAAGCGTACGGGGGAACGACTACCAATCATCTTGGAGGCTTTATGTTTGGCAATAAATCCCGGGCTAACGCCGTGTTCATCGTTAAAGTGAGTGCCAAGATACCCGTCGGGTACACGCTTAAAAACGGTCACAACGCTCACGGGATAGGTTTCAAGCAGGAGCTTTTAACATCGATGGCTGGTACCGGTAAATACGAGACTTACATCTTCAAGGAAACGTGCGGTAGCACGGGTACTTTTAGCACGATTAATCACCTTTACCTTTCCGGCCCGGTAAAACCGGATAGCGACCCTTTGGAATGGTTCGTGGACTACGCCACTGTTTTCGACCTGACCGCCGACGGGTACGGGGACATCGAGTACAACGCCAAGGATGACCTCGCCCAGCAACTTGGGTATAGTAATTTTGACAAGATGGTAGAGAACGCCTCGAAAGGTGAAACGATAATCAAGGGGGCGTACATTAACACCAAGTTGATTGACGTGGAGACGCTGGTGGCGGATACCGCTCTGGTTGACAAGCTGACAACTAGAATTCTCACTACTGACTCTATCACCGCTAAAATGATTTCTGTCGGTGGGTTCGAGTTCGAAGACGGGCAGATTTACGGGGGTAGCGATTTCGGGGTTGGACCGGGTGTCAAGATCACTTCAAAGGACGAGGAAAGGTCTTTCAAGGCTTACAAGGATGCTAATAATTACATCAGTATGTTTTACAATAGTGCTGATGATTGGGGGCTGGAAGGCATGGTTGAAGGTGATCCTATACTAAAACTGGGAAAATCTAGCGAGATCGGTGGATTCTCTTTAGCTAACGGGAGAATAGGAACTATTAGCTCGATCAATAATCCAACGAAAGGCATGTCTCTATATGATAGTTTTATTAAATTTAAAGATGATGATGTTTTAGCCACGATAGGCGTGAATACCATTCCTTCTTCTACTGGATTTGGGGTCGTAGCCGCTCGTTTTGAAGTTAGTACCGTGTGGGCTAGTTCTGCACCACAATGCAACGTGGCTCTAAAATTAGATTCTACTGGACATCCTAACACGTACACGGATGCCGGGCGCAATTATGCCATTTATGCTGATAATGGTTTGATAGTTTCTCGTGACGCTATAATTGATTACAGGTATTATGAACTATCAAATTCCGGTCCGATTCGTATAGATCGTGGTAAAATTGTGATGCTCAATTTATCTTCTTTGACTAACGTGTATTTACCAACTTTAGCTCATATCAGGAAAGTTTTATTTTTAAATTCATCGGAGCCACAACCTTTCATGATTAAAATATCGATTTTTACTTATAACGCTTCTGCAAGACTATACCCAAGTGACGGATGCACGCTTTACAACGAAAACGGAGTAGCAATCACGTATTTATCACTAGAAAAAGGTGACGCAGTGGACATTATTTTGTGGTCTGGAGGGGGAAATTTTGTTGCTAACATAGCAGGTAGGGCATATTAATATTTAAACAAATAATTCAAAATACGAAACATGGAAAAAACAATCAAAATCAATTTCAAGAAACTGAAACTCACGAGCCTTTCCGGCGAGGTGAAAGAGATGGATACAAGAGAAGCAGTTGGGGAATTAATTTACTCCGGGGCGAACGGTATCGGTTACAAGTTGCTGGCGGAAAAGATTTACAAGTCAGATGGCGAGGTAGAGCTAGATGAGAACGAGGGGAAATTGCTTGAACGGTTGCTTGACAGCGATTTTTTCACGAACAAGCTAACGGACGCAATCCGGGGTTGCATGAAATAAAAAAGGGGCGTTCCGTCTCGGAACAGACCCCGCTTATGCAAGAGGCTACCTTGTAACCCCGAGACAAAGGTATAACTTAAATTTAAAATTCTATTGATAGCGATGGAAGAATTAAAAGAGATAGTGGACCTGATCAGCAAGATCGTAAATATAATAATCATCCCGTTGCTGGGTATATTGTTATTTTACAATTCCAAGAAACGGCAAGAAACGGCCGCGGCTGTCAAGGCAGAAAACAATGTCACCAGCCAATATGCTGACGAGTGGAAAGAATTATATGACAAGAAGGAAGCAAAGGTAATAGAACTAGAAGGAACTGTAAGCCGGCTTTACTCGGAGAAGAACGAGGATCGCTTGCGGATACGGGAGAGCATGGAAGAGATAACACGTTTAAAACTAGAAAAACAAGAACTCGAATTTTTAAAGTGCAACATAGCGTTGAAGTGTTTTAAAAGGGTTCCACCTAATGATTTTATAAATGAACAAGGTAACGCTTAGAAACTTGATAACGTCGGTGTTGAAGGAGTTAAACCTTCACTCTGACAACGCCGTGAACCTGTTGATGGGGACGGCGGCGCAGGAGAGCCATTTAGGCAAATATAGAAAGCAAATGGGTGGCGGCCCGGCTCTAGGGATATTTCAAATGGAGCCGGCAACGTTTAACGATATAGTGAACAATTACCTCCGTTACAAGCCGGAACTTGCAGCGAGGATAGAACGTGTTGCTAGAATATCCCGTTTCAAGGCTGAAGATATAGAGAATAACGACTTGCTAGCGATCTGCATGGCACGTGTTCATTATCTCCGGGTGAGAGAAGCTATACCGTCCGATCTCGATGGATGGGCGAGATACTGGAAACGCTACTTTAACACGACTCTAGGCAAGGGGACGGAGGAAGAGTTTATCGCTAATTATAAAAAGTACGTGCAATGAAGATTGTTGTTTTGTTGTTATTGCTTTGTGTTTCCTGCCGGAGCATACAGTATGTTCCAGTGGAGACGACGAAAACGGAGTACAAAGAAAAGGAAGGGAAAGACTCTACAACAACAAGAGAGGTTGTAAATACCCGTGACTCTGTTATTACTCGTGATTCTGTCGTGTATAAATATAACGACAAGGGAGAGCTTTTAAGCAAGGAAATTTGGCACTGGAAAGAAAGATACAGGGACAAAGACAATGAATACCACGAGCTAAAGGCAAAATACGATTCGTTGAACGTTGCAAGGCGAGATTCTATCCATGTTCCTTACCCGGTTGAAGTAATAAAGGTGAAATATCGTGTCCCGAGATCGTTATGGTGGCTCGTTATCCTGCTAGCCGGGTTAAGCGTCCCGTCCATCCTTAAAATACTACGTAAACTCAAGCTGATAAAAATATAGAAAAAGGGGAGAGAGTTTTTCTCCCAAAAGACCAGTACCACCCAATCCTGTTGTAAGATTTCCTCTCCCTCTCTCTCTTGGAAAATATTACGACAGGATTTTTATTTTGTTTCAATAAAACGAGAAAAAATGGAAAAAATTTTTCAAGAGGTGGTAAAAATAGTCTCCGAGGGGACCGGGATAAACGGTAACGATTTAATACATAGCAAGAAAGAGGAATGCGTTGACGCTCGCTCTATTTTGATAAATTTATTATCCGAGCTTGGTTTTACCGATACTTTAATATCAAGGTACACTTGTTTAACACGTCAGGGTGTCAACAAGCTCAAGAACACGTTTCACGACAGGAAGAGGAATTCTTTCATCTTGTCAACGAATTATCAACAAATAAGAAACGAACTAGCAACCAATAATTTAATTAGCAACTAGTTATAACGGAAATTTGTTGTAGGCAATAGTGCCAGAACTCAAATTTAAGTTATACATGGAAACTGAAATGAAAGTTGTGAAAGAGAAAGAGATCGTTCACGACGACGAAAACAAAGATTACGCTAGTAAAGGCATTGCCGGGACCGGATTAGGACTTGGCATAGCCGGAACCGCACTTGGCTTGTGGGCCTTGTCTCGCAACCGTGGAGGCTTGTTCGGTGGCGGAGCCGGTATGCCGGAAAACGTGAACATTAATACCGTTAGCGACGCTATAGCTGGTCGTTCCGGTGGCGCTCCCACCGCCTTCCAAGCTTGGGAGAAAGGTTGTGAAGACGCTATCGCCCTGACTAACGCAATGTGGAGAATGAAGTTAAACACGCAAGAGCAAATGTACGCTCACCGGGAAACGGACGTTGCAGAGAAATTTAGCTTGTGGAAATCACAGGTTGACGCTGACTTCGGGTTGTACAAGACATCTCGAGACCTGTACGACGTTCTTAACGAGCGTTACGGGGCAAAGTTCAACGAGCTTGACAAGAAGGTTGCCGTTCTCGAGGCGACCAGACCGTACCAGGATCGCTTGATCCAGTGCGAGATCGACAAAGCTTTCACCGCTTCAATCAACTACACCGACAGACGTACCTGCCGCATGATTCAAGGGGAGCTTGTATTGCCTAATACCCCGACCGTAACCGGGTACCCGAGTTACACGCCTTGCGGTTGCCCGGCAGCTTCTGCCCCGGCAAATTAAAAGTTTTGATTAGTGGCTGTGTCCCCCACGGGGGATGCTCCACTACTCTTTTTTTAATCACTAATCAAAAGAAATATGTTAGGAGACCCGTTACTAGAAGATAGAAATTATTACTTGCCCGAGATTGAAAAGAAACAACAGGAGTATCTAAAAAAGGTGCAAGAGTTAAGACAGCAAGGAACCGTTTCTAACCAAACGCCAATTTGGGCTGAGATTGACAGTGTTTTATCCGGTTTATCCGAGGAAGAGTTCAAGCAAGTAAACAGTATGCAAGAATTTCAAGAAAGTTCTCTGGTTATAAACACGATTCTAAACAGGGAGTGCATGAAAATAGTCGAATCTACCCCGGATGGGAGAGAGGCTTTAGATAAACACTTGAAAATAATAAAAAAGTTAAGAAAGACTATCGCAGACGAGGTTAATAAAAAGTATTCTTTGTTCGCGGAGTACATGGAAAAGTACAGTGATATGACATGGGGAGACTTCGTGAACATGAAAAAAGAGAAAGGAAAAAAGAAATGACACGAGAAGAAGGATTGATAGCGGCCTTGTCTCAAAGACTTGACACGGCCGAAAAAGATATAGAGACACTGAAAGAGTTAGTAACCAAATTAAATAACGACAATGGCAACACGAGAAACCGCAAGTCTAAACCTGCCGGAGAAAACACTGGAGCTGAAAAGCAAGATAACTAACGCTCTCGGGGAATGGGGAAACAACCTCATAGACACGTTCGTTGCAGACAAGCCTAAATTGAAACCGTTATCGGTGTACCTGAAAAGAGGGTTGAACAACGGTATAACTCGTTATGACAACAAGATCCAAGGGGCGGTGGATAACGCCATGATGTTCATAGGTGACGAGGAAGGTAATTACGACATGAACCAAGTGTTTGACGATGTTATGTCGATGTTCAAGGAAATGGACGAGACGAATGTTAACCTCGGCCCGCTTGATGCTGTTATCGGTAAAGGCATGATAAAGGTGAAAATACCGAACAACATCTTCACCTCCATGCTATTCGGGGATACCGGTGCAATAAAGATCACCGAGGGGGATTTACTTGAATTGAAAAACTTATTTTTAGAGGAATAGAGACATGGGAAACTATCACAAGATGCTGAAACACTACAAGGAAAAAGGGTTGTTCAGCGAGGCTAAAATGTGGGAATCGGTAGAGAGCCTGGACGAGCTCCTGGAAGAGATGGAAGAGAAAGACCCGGATATGTTCTGGGATTTCATGAGAGAGCAGCACTGTATCTTTTGCGGTCCTCACTTTGACGAGAGGTTCGGGAAATGGCAGATAGAGCAAATGCATCACAAGGGAGAGGACGGCAAGGAGTACAAGGGAATGCACTGGACGGAAGACGAGATGAAAGCCGTGTTCGACAAGTACAAGTCATCGTTACCAGCCGGGACAACCTACTGGGACGTTGCCGTCGCTATCACGGGAAACTGGCACGACAAGGCATGTTTGTTCAAGAAGTGGTTTCCCGAGAATCACGAGGAAAAGGTTATCGAGGATGCCATAAACTTTTACTTCAAGGATCAAGACGCTCCCGAGGGTAAAGTTTGGCACTACATGATAGCCATGGACGAGTAAAATAACGTTATCGCCATGAAAAACGATGCTAATTTAGTGTATTTAATGGACTTGCTGGATAACGAGTGTATCGCAGGGGTCGCTGCTATAATCATAGCGGAGATGCTCGCTATCGCTTGAAGCGGTTAAACAGTTACTTGAAGTGTGGCACGATTGGCGGCGTGTTAGAGGGGCGGGATGCCCCTTTATTTTTGTCCACGTGTATCTTTTATTGTTTTTAACCATTATAAATAACGTCATTTCATGAAAATATTTGCTTGCATATTTGCAAGCAAACGATATTTGTATTATATTTGTAACATCAAACAATAACAATAGAAGCGGGGGCAACGCTATAAATTCTGCACGAAAGACATGAGACTAGAGATTAACAAGGATGAATTAACCGGTTATTTTAAAGATGTTAACTTCGTTGAACACGAGTTTTCAACGCTCAAAAGATTCATGGAGTCAAGCTTTGCCCCTGACGAGGATCATAAAATTTTGCTTGATCAAGCATTTTTAAGTTTCCCTGATATTTTGATTTATCTAGTGAAAGATCGTAGGTATATCGTGATCGGCGATGAAGTGTACATGTCTTCACGCAACGTTGATGTACTTCCAGTTTTATTAAGCACTATTGATAATTACACTTATTGCAATTTAATGTAAAGTGGTCATGGATAATAAAGAACTAAGACAACAAGTTTACGACGCTATCAATCGTGCCGGGTTGCGTAGTTATAGAGAGTCGCTCGAGAGTGTTTTAGAGAAGGGTATAATCTTCACGAAGGCACAACGAATTCAAGAGATAATTGACGTTGTGAAAGATATAGATGGACTCTCGTTAACAGGAGAAAGATTTTTCGGGTTCAGTAACGGCATATTGTTCACGATAAAAAAGTGTTGATTTTTTTTGCAAATCGCTATTTTTTAATTGATAAATTTGAGATTTCGAGCAATGGATGACAGGGAAAGAATAGGGTTGATGATCGCCACGTCGCGTAAAGAGAAAGGATTGTCTCAAAGAGACCTCGCCGGGTTAACGGGATTGAACTACACGAATATCTGGAAAATAGAGAAGGGGAAATACTCGGTAGGTCTTGATATTTTGAGTAAAATATGCAAGGCGTTAGGTAAACGTGTCGACATCGTTGATATTCAGGGAAATGAAGACGAATAATAAATTTCTACGCTATCTATAATTAAAAAAGAAAGTGAATTAAAGACGGCAATCCTGATTCACTTTCTTTTAGACTATTATCTAATAAAAATAGTTTATAACGTCGTTTCAGAGAAATCTAGCTCGTATACAACCTCTCCATTTTTGTCCTTGCTAAAATAAGCTACCCCGATAAGTTCCGAGAACTGGTAAGCGGTCCAAAAAGGAACTGAAACCTTCCCGTGATCAGGTACCTTGATAATTGCCCGTAATTTTTCAGCTTCTTCTTTGCACAATCTTTCTAACATCTCAAAACTATCCGTTCTTTTGCCAAGTCTGATGGAAATTCCAGAATTATTTTCAATATCGGAAGAATGTAAAAAAGAATATAGCCCTTCCATACTCTCGAATTCTTTCATTTCGGAATCATCTTTAGGTCGCACTCTCTTTTCCTTTCTACCAGAAGACACTGCGTGAATCATTGCACTCACTAGATCTGACATATGAGACAATTTTATATTTTTATTATCGTCCATTATGTTACACAATTCATCGGCAAAAGATCGAGACACAAACGTTACCTCTCTAAAATCAAGTGTCACCCTCTCTTTTACGCCATCTATAACGGCTTGTATAATTCCCGCATTTGAACGGGAACGGACATTTGTACCTATTAGTTCTGAAATCAATAATACATTTCCCATAATTCCCATTTTATCTTATATATTTTAAATAATTAAAATTCGCCGGAACTGTTACTGGTATTCTCATTAAAATAATAGTTCCATTCCAATTTATGGTTTCAGGCAGTTTAATAAACACGTTCACGTTACTGTCGTGCCTATGAAATGCCCCTCCTGATAACATGAAAAATGCCCCCTTTAAACCATCCACCAACATACTTTTTGATGTAGATATGCCAAATCCTCTATTCTCCGTATCTGGTAAATCCTTGGTTGAATACCCCTCGTTGGCCATTCTTAGAGCTTCAGCTTCGTTATTACCTATATTCTTTAAATACTTTCCAGTTCTCACGTAGCTCCCAAAAATGGTGATACCGTCATCCGCTATTATCAAATCAATACATTTCTCTCTTGTCAAATATTGGGAAAAAATATATCCATACTTACTACAGGAGTGTTGGCTTATGTTACACACGAGCTCTCCTAAAAAATAAGACAATGGAGTTGTGATTTTTCTACTCGCATCACATTGTCTTTCTATTATGCCCTGTAACACTGTTTGCAAGGCATCCACGTTATTATTACAAAGATCAAACTGACAAACAGGTATATAAGAACGCTTCACGTAATCTCCCAAAAGTTCACCTAAATTCATCCCATCTTCAATCAAGAAAGGAGCATGAAAATTAACAAGATCTAAATATTTGTTCAAGTAGTATGGAATGTTTATACATTCTATTTTTTTTCCACACCGTTGCTTGTATATGACAAGAGGAGCTAAAAAAAATGGATGAAAAAACGTTGTGTCAATAAAATCCCATTCTATCACATCACTATCATTTTCTTCTGTTTGATAGATGATATTGAACAAGTGATTGAACACGCTACCTATTCTTTCGTCCCTGTCTACATTCGGTACTTGTACTACAATCTTTTCCATGATACATGGATTGAATGGCTATTTATCTCTAAATAAACCAATATCTTTATAATATTCCTGCTATTCTGTTCTTTTGTTTGGTGAGGTAAAGATATGATAATCGTATTAAACAACAAATTTATTTTACTTTTTTAACCCGTTGAGTTCGGTGATACATGAAATTTAATAAATAAAAAGCGGCCCCCGTTTCCAGAAGCCGCCACGTTGCCACTCTAACTTGCATCACTCGCCACACGGCACATCTAGCATAGTACGTCAATTATCACACACGGGGTATTTCTCTAAAACCAGAGCGGGATCTAATGGTATTTCGGCGAGACACCAAATATCGAACCTCTCGCTAATCACGAGTGGCGATATGTCGATTATAACTTGTTTTGTTTCGTTATCCATAAAAAAAGTGGCTTAACGTTCGCTGTCAGCAAGGAATCGCCAGAGACCTAACAATCAAACTACTAGCTAAGCCACCGTATAGGAAGCCCAACTAGCTCATTTGATTGTTCAAATTTGAAACTGGCGATTTCTGCTGAACAATGAACTAGTTCGTAATATTTTCGTGGCACACCTTCACGTGCCGTGGTGCAAATATATAAAATATTTTAATAACACTTGTCGGATATGAAATTCTCCTTCCCGTACTTTGCGAACCATTCCTTCATGATTTTAATTCTATGTTGAGAATAGCCAAAAGTGCGTGATTCGACGGAAAACCACAGGAAACCCAGTCTTCTCCGGTAGAGGGTTATCACGCTACCCCTTGTCTCGATCTTGTACACTCTTTTCATTTCGTTTCTCGATCTAATTTTAAATCCTTAACATTTACTTCCCACACGTCCCCCTCGTTGCCCTCAAAGTCAAGGTATACCGTGCCGTCTTGAAAGATACCGACCACTTGCATGGGGATGGTTTCTCTTCCATAGGGTGATACTTCTACCACGGTCATTCCTATATGCAATTGTTCGATGTTCATTTACAATTCTATTTAATTCGTTTTTGGTCTACCTCTTTCTTGAAAAAGAAGTTACTGATTTTCTTTTCACTATCAACAATCATCCCGGTTAACTCCCAACCGGACTGGCCAAGCTCGTTTAACCGTTGCTTGTCCGGTATCATGCCATAACCGAATGTTAGCACCTTGTACTCGAATTTTTTCATGTTGTATTGATTATTTTGAGATACTGCCATTGTTCTCTTCTTTTAATTCAATAAATATCACGTTCTTGTGATCCGATCTTTTATTCCAATTACATTCTCCAATACATGATATGCAATACGCAAAGCTTAATAAGAAACATCCAGTACAATCGCTTGGAGCTTCCACGCATTTCAGTTTAATTTTCCCGAATTGGAACACTTCGCCTACTTTATATTCTTCCATGATTATTTTGTATTAAGTAAACACCAATCAGATACTGTAATAATCTGACCTTCATCTATTTTGTTTGTAGTCATTTTAACTACCTGCGCCCAAATGTATTCTTGCATAATTATTTAGATTTAAGATGCTTAATTAACTCGTCAGCATATTCTATCGCTCGACTTACATCTTTGTCAATATAATGAAATGGATCAGTACCGGGAATACTTTCCTCTGATATGATCCCGGTTAGAGCATCTTTCGCTATCTCGTACCTGCGTTGCTCCCAGTCAATCGCTTTATCCGTGCTATCATCAATTATCTCAATATCATGCACGCTTGCGTTGTAAAGAGAGTCATCATCACGCAACATTGTGATGTATCCAACTTTAAGTATCTCTCCCGTGCTAATTATCTTTGCTTTCATGATTATTTTTCTAATAGTTTTTAGTTAAATTCTTCTCCTATTATATCTTTAATTAAGTGATTTATTTCATCACTAGACAAGAATTTTTTCCTTCTTTGCGTTGCTTATTTAGCTTATTTCGGTACAGTTTACCGATATGCGTGTTTGCCTTCTTGTACCTATGCCACCAAATCTTACTTTTAGGATCTGTTTCAGGAGGTGTATCTTGATTTACTATCTTTTTTGCCTGTCTTAAATTCATATCGTTTAATCACCTAATTTCTTTATAAGTTCTTCGTCACCAACTAAGACTAGCTCTGCCCCGGCCTCGCTAGGATCGTATTCACAGTCTTTCCATTCCTCGTAATATACTTGTGAATGCTCTTTCAAGTCTTGTAAATCGCACTCTGTCGCCAATGGACAAGACCAAGCGTAACACATTCCTTGCTTAACCTTTGGCTCTTTGTCCTCTCTATGCGTGTAACCTTTGTTGTCTTGATACAACATTTCAAACTCTTCCTGATCAGGATGATTACACCCGTAACCATTGTTAGCATCCGTTTGCGTTGCAAAATACCCGCAAACATCAGCAAGTTCGTCTATGTGTACTACTTTCATGATTTATTTGGATTATCAGTTAACTCGAATTCGTGAAACCCGTGTTCACGTGCTATCTTGTAAGCCTTGTCTCTTAATTCATTTAATTCCATATTTCAAAAGTTTAATTGATGATCATTTTACCAGTTAATAAACACATGAATACTAACATGATATAAAATACGCAGATCAACAAGCCGAATTTTAAAGTAAAAATACTTGACTTGTTTTTTGATGTTACAATCAAAAACACTAAACCGATGACCATTATCAAGCCACCTATTGAAAATAAAATTCCTTTTTCCATGCTATAAACTCCTACTAAAAATAAAGAAAAAATACTTCCCACACTTACTACAACGTATGTTCCCAGCAGAATTACTACTTATCGTGTACTCTTTACTCCCGCAAGAAGGACACGTCGGGGTAGGGAACAACGGTTGACCTTGTAAATCTATCTTTTGAACTGTCAATTCCTTGTTCTTTAACACCTCGCTAGCGATGTATTCATCCATCACACGGAGTATTCTACATACCTTCCCGTCTGTCTCTGGTGAGTAGTCCGTGTATTTTTTTGAACAATCACAACCGTACAACGTGTCGGCTATGATCTTGCATAATTCTTTCCGTGTCATATTTTCTTCCCGAACAATATATCATAGCATATCCATGTTAAGGCGCACAATGATATAATAATTATTACACCTTGCCATACTTGACTAATCTTGATCAAATAGCCTATTAATGCTACCGTGAAAAAAAGCCCCATAACGACGAGGAAAGACACGATAATTTTTGCAATTTTATTCTTCATATATTTCGATTTAGTAATTAATTTACTTTTATTTTGGTCACCTTATTTGTAAGGTGACCAGATTATTAAATTTTGCTCCCGACATTCATGTCGTCAGCAACGTTAATCATCTTTCCTTGTAAATATTACCCTCAAGCAATAGTACACGAATGTTGCCACGCATAGAGCCGTGATCGGGTACTCGTTGAGAAGGTTGAAAAAATCTCTCATGCTATTGGTGTTTGGAAACAATTCAAGATTTCTTCTTTAGTTGCCTTGTGTAACGGCGTGTCAACGTCACGTGGGAAACTTAGGTATTCAAACCCCGGTAATCCCAAGTTTCTAGCTGCTTCCCTCTTGATTGCCCAGTCGATCCCGTTCGTGAAGAGCTGGTCGTTATCGGTGTCATCCCTCATTGCGGCGAGGGCGATAAAGAGAAACTCGTTGTCCCCGCAATCAATTAGCTTGCACTTCCCAGATTTTACCTCGTCCGCGAATATGTCTACCGACTCATCGTGAACGGCGTGAATATCCCCGTGTCCAGCCATCAAGTACACGGCGGTTGTTTCCTCGGTGCAACGGCAAACCCGGTATCCCATCTTTCCCAATTTGTCTCTTAATTCCAGGGTATTCTTTCTTATAAAGCACTTTGTCGTGAACATGGCTAATTTATTTTATCTGAATAAAAATCTATTATCTCTTTCAATGTGTCACGAGCTTTTTCGGCACATCTCCTGCACGACTCCTCGTGACTATTCTTGTTTTGATCGTACACCTCGTGTATCTCTTGAAATAGCAATTCAAGCAAGTCCGATTGACACACGAGGTTTATGAACCTTTCCTTGTCGATAGCTGAATCTCCAACAGGATGAACGCTACCGATCATCTTGTGAACAATATTGTAAACGCTAAATGTTTTCATCATTTAATAGTTTATCACTTAACCAGTCTAATACTGTGAATATTTTATGCCTGTTGCCAATAGCAATAAACATGAACGTGTCGTAAACAGAGTTTATTGCACAGAAAGGTATAAACAGAACGACAAATATTAATCTACATATTACTTTCATGATTCTTATGGTAATTTAGGAATAGGCATCCAATAGGTTACTTCAAAAACTACATCCCCGTTTTGTAACGCCCAATTTGATTTGTGATCTCCTTGTTTTTCTCTTAACCATCCTATTTCAAATGGTCTTGGGCTACCTTCTTCAAATAATAGTACTTCTTCTCCGGGATCAGGTAATCGTTCTTTAACGCTAATCCATTTTAACACGTTTTCCCGTTCTTCCATTCTTGCCATGTTTATGGCCGTTAGTGCTATTCCCGTGTACACTACCGTATCTCTGCCAGTAACCTCTATATTGGTCAGGGAATTATTATTTACTAAATCTTCTGCTTTCATGATCACTTTCTCTTTTTAGTTAGCTTCTGTTTACTTGAATATCTTTTTTAAACCGCTGTTTACAGCTTCCATTTTTGTTTGATCCGATGGATGCACGTATATGTCCATCGTTGTGCTTATATCGGAATGCCCTAGTAGCATCGAAACGGTTTTCACGTCAACCTTATTCTCTATAAGCGTGGTAGCGAAAGTATGACGGAGCCCGTGGAACTTGATACAATGATCCAGTTTCACCCTTTTTAATATAAAATCACGGTAATAATTTCTGAACGTGCGTGGTTCCGTGAACTTGTTAGAGCAAGTACACACGTAGTAATCAGGGTTGCATACCGCGGAAAATTTCTTGATTATTGGCATAACGTTTTTCATGATAGGTATGTACCTGTCAGACGATGATGTTTTTGGGGGTCCTATTTCGATTCTTGATTTTTTATCATGATCGCTGTCGTTATCCATCATGTATATTCTTCCCAAAGTTTTACTAACGTGTATAGTCTTGTTGCCAATATCTATGTCACTCCATTGTAACGCGCATATTTCACCTATTCTCATCCCGGTGCAAATTGTCAACAGTATCCCGAGGTTGAGCGGTGAAGGGTTTTCAAGAACGTAATCCACAATAGCACGATATTCTGACGGCGTGTATCTTTCTATTTTTGTCGCTAAAATCTTGTTCTTGGTTGGCCATGTCATTTTCCAGCTCGTATCAGGAACTATTATATCAAGTTCATCCGATGCAAACTTGATAAGCATCTTTAGAACTATGAGTATATCAGAACAATATTTTTTTGATTTCCCGGAATCCATCAATTTATAGATAAAAGGGATTATCACCTTCTTGTTTAACGTTTCCACGTCCAAGTTCCCAAGTACTGGGTCTATGATGTTAACGTATAGCATTTTGTAACAGCTTAACGTGGATATTTTCACTTGACGTTTTTTAAACGGCACCCAAGTGTCGTACACTTCTCTAAGTTTCATTTTTGAACTATTTTCATGTTAGCACTAGCTTTAATTATTTCCGAGAACGCCAGGGTGTCATCCCTCTGGTTCAGTAATATGTATTTTTGTTTTATCTCGTTTTCAAGCACGTCCCCGTGATACACGTACCCCATGATTCCACGAATCGACAGGTTCAGTAACAGGATCGGGATAGATCTCGATGACAACTCCCAGCACGTTACCATGTGTTGAGACGGGAAATGTTCCCACGGGATCAACTTGTTGCAACGCTGCCACCAGTCTGCTATTATCATAGAACCGTTCCCGGCGGTTGGCTCGTGAAGGTGCCCATGTTGTCCGGTTAATTCCGAGCATAGAATTCCTAGAGAATTGGGCGTGAAATCTTGTTTTTTCTGTTTTCTCTCGGATAGCTCGCTCTCGTATAATTCCTGGAACCAATCGTGAGACATATCGTAATTGTTCAATCTAATTAATTCCTTGTATACATCGTTTCGGTCGTTTAAATCGCCCTCTATAATTTTTGTAACGGCATCAGGAAGATCCCTTAGATCGTCTATGCCGAAAAGTTTAAACACGTCTTCTTTTTTCATAATATTCCAGGTCTTTTTTTAATATTTTCTTGATCAAGGTTAATGATCTTGATATTCTAGCATCCACGTTTCCTTTACTAATCGATAATATTTTAGCAATTTCCGTGTTCTTGTATCCCTTGTATCTCATCTCTAGTATCTCCCTGTCTCTCTTCACGGGTAACAAGTCGTAAAGGGGGAACTCGAAATCCTTGTTGAAAAAAAACGGGTCGTAATCAAAACACGATAACGAGCATCGCTTTTGAATGAAATCTTTTACCCTTTGTTTGCAATACCAGACCCACGTGGCAAGAACGTCTTCACAATCCCTGTTGCATGTCACGTGAATAAAAGCATCTTGAACAACGTCTTCTGAATCTTCCTTTGATAAGTTAAACGTTCTTGACAAGTATAACCGTACCCGTTCAAAATGTGATTTATACAATCCAGCGTACATGCCCATTTTGCTTGATGATATGACTTGGGAGGCCTCGAAAGATAATACTAAATTGTCTAACGAGTAATCAAGCTTGTTGCCGTTTTTGTAACACGGCCTGACATCAAGCCACTTGCCAATCACGAACGAGTTGTACAGGCATTGCGCCACCGTCACTTGAATTTCACGGTGTTTCCCGGTTGATAGCTTGACGAATTTCTCGGACGAAGGACGCCTCACGTGTTCCTTTTGAATCACGAATCCTTTCCCGCTAATCGTTTTAGCAAAGAATACTTTCCCGCTGATCGTTATATAATAACTCTTGTCACTTGAATCCATGGGATAAGGAATTTGGGCCGTTTTTTCATTTGTTATCTTTTCGATAAAAGATTGAGCTTCATCCACGTGATTTATAAAATATCCTTTTTTTGTGTCCATGGTCTCTAGCTAGCTTTCGCTGGTATTCTTCACTTAATTTCTTGTTACGCCGTTTGTTTTAATATCTCGTGAATCTTGTTCATCTTCTTGTCAATGATCGAGAAGGCCGTGAATATTTCTTCGCAGTTATTCAAGTCTATATCCACCTCACCGTAAATAGAGGCGAAGAAACCGGTGAATTTCTTCGATTCGAAGTTTATAGCCTTGATGTTAACGTCATCCAGGCAAACATCATGCATCATAGCCTTGCTCATGATCCTCGATACCTTCTCGTCATTCATGATCGAGTAGCCGGAAAGGACGTTGATAATTGACGCTCTCGCTATGCAAGTGACGTGATCCGGGTTATCGATGAACTTCTGCACGTATCTCTTGATCGAGTGAAATAATATCTTGATGTCGTTCCCGAACTCGTCATCAAGGATGTCAAGGTTACTTGTCAACTCTCTCTTTGCCGATTCCGTGATGCAGACCGAGTCATACATGATTGACTTGTACTTGTCAATCCGGCGTTTCATCTCGTTTAACGATCTCTTGAACCCTTGCCGGTACAGGTCGCATCTCTTCGTGTCGTTTATCAATTCAAGTATGTACCCGTCGATCGTGTCAGCGACGATCAAGCCGGAATAAATGTACTTCATCCTGTCATCAAGATCTAGCACTGAAATAGCGTCAATCCCGTTTCTTCTCGGGACTACTACCGGGATCCTAAACTTGTCTGGCTTGATATTTATCGTTGTTCCCATGTTAATCTATTCTTTTTAAATACCTTGATTTAAATTCCTTGGTGTGAATGATAGAGTTTTTCATCCGTTCCTCGGTTTGAAAGAAATAAATAGCGTTCCCATCCTTGACCCGGAACTCACCGGGTTCCGGAGCCTTGATCTTCTTCTGTTTTATCGTTTCACTGTCACGCCGGGCCAGTTCCTTTGAATTCTGGAAGTCCGGGTGTTCTATACCGTTTGCTGTCATGATACTTTGATCTCGTTATCGATTAAATCAAAAAGCGTTGGAGTTTTCACCTCCGTTTCCGCTTCCCGTAAATATCTCACTCCATCCCGGAAGTAATCGCTATTTAACTCCGTGGCCATCCCTTTGCGTCCCATTTTAACTGCCATGTACGGAACTGTCATCAGTCCACCGAACGGGTCGAATACAAGTTCACCGGGATTCGAGTAACGATTTATTACTCTCTCGACTATGTCTAGCTGAAGGGGGCAAACGTGATTAACCAGTCTCTTTTGAGATTGCCGGGTGTTTAATGTTCTCATCCTAACGACATCATCCCATACATAACTGGAATTACTCGCTGGGTCAACCGCCATGAAAGTGGCGGGTAATTTACCTGCCGTTTCCATCCGCTCGGCTATCTCGACGTGACGGTTGTAGTCGTAAACTTGTTCCTTGTCTTGTTGTCGGAAATAAAGACGAGCCTTGTCGACCGGCATTCTTGATAATTCGTCAGGAGTTAACAACCGGTTCCCCGATGATTTCCAAAAGGCGTGAGCGTCGATCTGCCAACGGGCCCGGGAATACTCTTGTTTCGTCTTTTGAACGGGGGTGTCAGCATAAGCCTTGGACGTGTCTGAAGGAAGTTTCCGGAAAAGTAAAATGTACTCCGGGCAACCGACACCCATTTTTGTCCCGTCCTTGCATTGTTCAGACCATCCTAAACGATAGGTTTGATTATTTTCCCTCACGACATCGGTAACCACTGTAATCATCCCCATTAACTGGAACCCGTGTTTCAGGTAATGGAATATGCACGTGGCGTGGAAAGGGTCCACCGTAGGCATCCCCGTTCCCGTGGCGTTACCGAACAAGATTCTATCCTTCACGTGTATCGCCGCCACTCTTCCGGGTTTCAAGACACGAAGTAATTCAGGCGTGAGATAATCCATTTGTTCAAAAAACTTGTCGTTATCCTCGTTGTGCCCGAAATCGTTGTATGATGGGGTGTACTCGTAATGATTACTGAAAGGGATGGAGGTGTGTATTAAATCTACAGAGTTATCACTCATTTGCATGGTCTCTATCACGCAGTCATTATTAATGGCCGTGAAAAACTCTCCTTTTTCCTCTTTTCTCTCGATACCTATGGCCCTTTGCATCTTGTTGTATATGTTCATGATGTTTAAACCGTTTTTCTTGATTATGCCTGTCATTTGTTTCACTAGATAATCGTGTTGTTTCCACTTTTTTTGTAACGTCTTTAAAATTTCACCCTCGCTTTCAGCGTATATCACGTGAATCTCGACTTTCTCCGTTTGCAAGAACCTGTAAATCCTGTGAACAGCTTGAATAAAGTCGTTAAACTCGTAACCTATTCCCGTGAATATTGCCTTGTGGCAAAAACGTTGTAAGTTACATCCTTGCCCGGAAATGCTCGGCTTCGTGGCGAGGTACTTGATTTTACCTTGGGCGAAATCGATAATTCTTTGTTCTCTCGTGTCAATGTCAAGAGACCCGTACACCTCTGACACTTCCGGTAGTACTCTTTTTATCTCGTGCCTCTCGGCTTCAAGGTCGTGCCATATCACGTAATGATTACCCGGATCCGAGTCGATAATTTCTTTCATCGTGGAGATCCTGTCTTTCATGCTGTCTCGCTTCTCGCGAGCGGCATCTTTTAAACCCAAGGCGGCATCCCGGAACATCTTGACTTGCCCGTCTTGATCCATCCCGGCAGTGGAGTTATCCACTTTAACGACGTGATAGATAACGTTCATTTCCGGCAAATCGTACCCGGTGGAATCGTGCCCCAAATCGGCAGGAGAGGTTATGAATAACGCCCAGCTACTCATCCATAACCAGAATTCTTGCTCCTTGTGCGGGTATAGAGTTAAATTATTCGCTTTCGTGCTGTCTCGCTGGAAAAATCTTGTCAGGGCTAAACCCGTGTCCATGATTTCAAGGTACCCGGCGTAATGGATTAATTCCTTGTACTTGTTAGGAGACGGGGTGGCCGTGCAAACGAACTTGTATTCTACCCCTTTAAACTTGTCAAGAAACGTTTGATACGTTTTACTACCGAACGATCTTAACACGCTGGCCTCGTCTAGAGACGTAACCCTGAAATACTTGGGATTTATATTGCCGTCCCTCACTCTCTCGTAATTCGTGATAAGTATTGATTCTTCCGATCGTTCCGCTTCTTCTTGTGTCTTGATGTACTTGATATTTAATCCTAGCAAGTTTTTGGCGTCCTCCGTGAACTCTTGTTTCACCCCAAGAGGGCAAACGATAAGAGCTTTCCCTCCCTTTTGAGACGTGATGATCCGGCAAATTTCAAGTTGCTGTATCGTTTTTCCCAGCCCGAAGGACTCGAACAAGGCCCTACGTCCCCCTCGTATAGCCCATGTCACAGCATCCCGCTGGTGGGGTTTGAGCGTTCTCGATACATCTTCAGGCGAGATGATAAACCCGCTTTCCGGGGCGATGTTTATCTTCCCGTGCAGAAAATTATAATACGATTGTGTTTTCATGATATGTTATTAACTCTTCTTTATGAATTACTTTCTTCTTGATTCACCGGTTAATTCTATTTCGTTAAACATTTGTCGAAGCCTGTCACCGATCATCTTCCCATAATACTCGTCTTGAGCCAAAGTTTCCAAGCGAAAATTAGCAGTGGCGAACGTGGGATAACCTTTATCGTACCTCTCTTGCAATACCTGTGTTAGCGGCTGAATTACCGTCCCCCACACGGTGATTTCTTTTTGCTCCCTTCCGAGTTCGTCAATGATGATAATGCCAGTTTGATAGTTCTTTTTCGAAATATCGATCTTTGGGCTTGATAACCAGGATGAATCTAGCCTGCCGGATTTGTTAGCCTCGAACCGGAACCCGTCTACAATATCCGAACTCTTGTACATCTTGATCGGGAAAATATCTCTCACCGATCTCTCTTTTACCCAGTGAGCCACGCAATCGTTAAACGTGTTCATGATCGCCCACATCAAGGCTGTTTTACCGGACCCGTATTTCCCGTTTAATAGTATACCCTTTTGCAAGTCCCCTTTAAAACCTCGATCCCGGTTGAAATATAGGAAGAACTGCTTGATAGCTTGCTCGTTATCCCTATCAATGTTAAACTCGGTTATTTCACCTCTATTGGCAAGATAACAAGAGCCGTGAGCTTGAATAAGCTTGCAGAATTGATTAAATGTCAACGGGAGTTTCATCTTGAATTGATCCCTGCTTTTAATAATCTCAAGCCTGTTTTGGCGTAATTTTTCAAGATAACCTTCAATCGAAATCTGATCCTTTTGAGTTTGGCGTTCTTCTATTGTTTGAATTGTTTCCATTCTTGTAATTTTGATTTGATTTCAAGTCTTTTGCACTAGCTACTATCTCGTTGTATTTAGAATTTATGATAGCGACGCTAAAATGCTCTAGAATCCAAGTATCTTTTATCGATTCCAAAAACGCTTTTAAAGCCTTTATCATGGAATCGTCATCCGTGGACATCCTTTTTTGCTCTCTAGAAAAATTGATTTTCTTAAGCAACTGGGACATGGCTCCAGCATCTTTTGGGGTCCAGTAATACTCGTTAGAAAAAGTCGCTCTAAAATAATCCTCGAAAAGTAAACGAGCCTTGGAATTTATTTCTTTGGCATCGTTTTTATTTTCTTGACACTCCCCCTCGGGGGGAGATAAGGGGGAATTATTATTTTCTTCTTTTTTCTTTACTTTCCTTTTCTTTCCTTTTCTTTTGTCGGAGTAAACCCCTGTTTCCTCCGAATTAACTAGGGTTTCCTCCGTGCAAACCACGGTTTCCTCCGAGCAAACCCATGTTTCCTCCGAATTAACTAGACTAAATTCGTTAATATCGTACTTCCTTTTTGTTTTTTTACATATATCGACAAAACGTTCTTGAATCCCTTTTGATGTCAAAATTTTGCTTGATTCAAACATTTCCTTAGAGATTAACCCGACTACCAAGCAGCATTTAATAACCTCCCGTATATACGCCTCTTCGAACCCGGTTTGTTCCGAAATAGCGAATGGCAACTCTTCGTCCCACCTCATGTAATACCCCTCTTTATAGATATTACATAGCAGGAGAGTATATACCGTGATAGCTTTACCGCCCTGGTACTTGATTAATTTTCTAATTTTTAAATCCGAGAAAAAGTCAATATCAAAAGGAAAATAACTTAATCCTTGTTTACTAGGTCTTGCCATTATTTCTTTTTGATTTAGGTTTAACACCGGGATAACCCGGTGTATGGTTCAGTAGTAACTCAAGAACTCGATCGCCATTCCAGCAAGTGATTTCTTCATCTTCTCGTGTTCTTTCTCCACTTTTTCCAATTTTGCCCAAGCGAATTGGCCGGACATGATGTTATTGTTAAGCGTGGCGAAGATGTTCGTTAATTGTTCCTTGATGGTCCCATGTCTTAACAGAGACAAGCCGGACATATCCCCGGCTTGCTGCACCCCGTGTTCTTTCTTTAACACCTTCTCGTGTCCCTTGATGCGTGAATTTACATCAGCGCACAATTCTCGAATGATATTGATGATCTCGTCCTCTCTTACCGTTATTCCAGATAGCTTTCTTTCCATCTCGTTGAAGGCGTTAATGTAGGCTAGTTTAAACTCTAACGCTTTAACTCCTGTAAATCCCATCGCAAGCAAAGAAAACCCATCTCTATTCATAACAAACATCACCCGGCTTTTCCCTTGTTCGTCAATGTAATTGCTTGATACAAAAAGCCGACGAACTTTTGCGTTGGCTAAAATAAGTTTTTGGATTTGCCGAATAACATCAGAATGTCGTTTCTCGAAGATTTGCGATACAACTAAAGAAGTTGTTACTACCTGATCGTTTTTCACTAATACTAAATTACCCGTTTCGTGGGTGGACGTGCGTTTAATCGTACCTTGTACGTTGTCGGCAAATTTCAAGTTCTTGGTCATTAGCTTTGAAATTTGTATTTAAAAAGGGCTACTCAACCCCGATTGTTCGACCAAGAACACCATTCACATATCTGAAAATGGCAGCTACGAGTATTGAATAGCCCTATATCTTTGTGATATAAACTATTAAACGGCATAAAAAAATACCATTTCAGATTATATGTATGTGTTCTTGGTCTGAACACCACAAAGATACAACAAATTTCAAAATGCCAAATATTCCGATAAAAAATACTTCTTATTTTACTTTTTTGCCATTTTCTAAAATAACGTCTTCTACTATTTTAATTTTTCGTCTTAAACTAGAATTATAATTCATTCATCTCTTGGTGGATTCTTTCATCACTACTTGTCTTTAATCAATTTCTGTATTTTCGCCAGCTTGTCTTTCAATCGTGTACACTCGTCAAAGGCTTCCTTGTAAGCGTTAGACATCATGTCGTATTCCTCCATGCTGACGGATTTATCTGGATCTTCCTTCTCTTCCGGAATGTTTACTGGCATGGGTTGTCCCTCGAAAATACTTACAAGCTTACCATTCGAGAATACCGCGGTATATATTTTTACCTGAATATCTCCATGCTTGCCTCGTGTCAAATTCGGGGTGCTGGGAGTAATCTTGACGGGTCCCATGGTCATTGAAAAATCTTCAAACTTGACACCTAGCCGTTCAAGGTATTTGCTCACGAGATTTAACTTGTCCGTTCCAAGTTTCAAGTTTTCAAGTTTCCCGAGGACACGTAATTCATCCACTTCTATACCTTTTATCTCGGGAATGATATTCGTGAAACAAACGCAACTTCCAGGATTAAAATGATCCTTGAAAGTGTTGATGATATTAAATAAATTATCGCTTAAAAACATCCCGACATCGTAATCCGTTCTGCGACGTCTCGCCTTGGGGAATTTATCGTTATACTCCTTGTTTTGATTGTTTAGCACGTTTGCACCGTGTTTGGTTAACACCACGGTTACCCTGTCTTGTAGTTCCATGATTAATGTATTTAGTTTAATGTTTCTTCTACTTGCTGCATTTTTCGATAAAATGAAATTCTATTCCTTTCTCCGGGCCGCATAGCTTCGTGAGCCCGTAAGCGTGTCGCAGAGTGAAAGCGTGAGCCTTTGTCTTGTCTCTCGTGTACCCGCTTTCCCCACTCCAGTAAAGTCCATGTTCACGGGAATAAATATGTACCATTCTATCCCCGTGAGTTTCAATAATATCAGCGTCATTCGTGCAGTTGATATATTCCAATCGTATGTATGATTTCTTGATTTTCTTCATCGTGTAATTTTATAGTTCAAGCTATTGTTTCTACTCGCTCGATTGCCTTGAAAATCTCGTGTACAACCTGCGGGACCATTGAATTGCCTAGAGCCTTTATCGATTCTTGTCGCCATCTTGAAAAGGTGATACCAGATAATCCAAGGAAAATCCCATCATCTCTGTCACAAACAGGGGATTGAGTTGGGAAGTTTTGCCACCTGTTTGTTTCGCGTGTTTCCCTATCATCACAGGTATATTGCATAGGGCATCCGTCCTCATTGCGCCGTTCTTCCTTTTCAATGCCGTTGGGGAAACTGATGGCTGGTAATCTCTTGATGTCGGTGTCGGTAGCATCCCGTTCACCGCTAATGCCGTCAACGATTGCCCCATTTGGCTGTTCGGGTTGTAAGTGTTCGTGTATTTTGTCGCTTCCGACGCGTTGGGAGTAGGTAGTAATTTGCTTGCCGCCAAGTCGTTCAAGTCCATCGTCCGCCCTTGTTCTCGCTTCCTCTGCCACCTCTCGCTTTCCATCGTTGACCCGTTCTTGAAATCCCGATTTTGAGGGGTTGGAAGTAATCCCTTGTATGCCATCTCCGGCAACCCCTGTTGCTCGCTGTTGGGTCCCCGTCTCCTGTAATCCTGCGCCACCGGTGTCGGTAACATCATCCCTTCTTGCCAGAAACCACACCCGGTCTCTCCTGTGGGGCGCTCCGACGGCACAAGCCGGTATAACAACTGGCTGGACTGAATATCCGATTGACGCGAGGTCGATTCTGATTTGCTCGATAACGAACCGTTGTCGTTTCTCGTAAAACGTGTAATTCTCTCCGCAAACGTCCGTGTAACTTCCCACTTTAGTCTCCTCGCCGGTGAGTACCATCGAGAGGATTCCACCAACGTTTTCACCAACAAACCAAGTGGGGCTAACTTCGTTGATGACACGAAGCACCTCCGGCCAGAGGTAGCGGTCATCTTCCGCTCCATTTCGCTTTCCGGCGAAACTGAACGGTTGACAAGGGAAACCTGCCGTGAGGACATCAACTCGTCCCCTCCATTCTCTAAAATCTTGCTCGAATATGTTTCCATAGTGTGTTGCTTTAGGGTAATGATGTTTTAATACTTTGTTGCAAAACTCGTCTATCTCGCAGCTAAACAAGTTTTCCCACCCCATCCACGTGGCCGCAAGTTCACAGGCACCGATACCGGTGCAAAGGGAGGCGTGTGTCATTGTTCTATCTCTCATAATCCTTTCTCCTCTCTCAGTCTTTTCACCTCTTTTTGATAGTGTTTTATCAACACCTCGTAATCAAAGTCGGACAGGTGAGATTCCTGATGTTTTAATATTTCAAGTTCATCGATAACTTGAGTACCGTATTTTCTAATTAACCCTCTGGTGTAACCGATGCTATTCCCCTCGTCAAACCGGTTACACTTTCGACATTGAGCGTTACAATTCTTTTCATTGTACCTTGTACTCATGTGTCCCCTGTTCACAAAGTGACCACAATCAACGTTTTTCCAGTGGTCTATTTTCATGCAGGAGATGCATCCTACCATCCCGTTACTATCAGCATCCCTTAACCGGATAAACTCGGAAAATATTTTGTCAAGCTTTGCTTTTAAATCCGGCTTCTTAGTTACCTTGACGATCTTGTCCGAGAGAAATAAGCTTTCTTTCTTCTTTTTCTTCTTGTACCACATATTAGCCAATGAATTCTTTAAAAGCTAGAGTGTAAACGTCATATTGTTTTTTTATCACGTAGAAATCAATCGTGTTAAAAGAATGCCCGGCATCATCAACGTTTAAAATCGGGTAAGGCTCACCCTCCACCACCTCGATATGTTGTTCAACATCTGGATACGTGGAAAATTCTTTATCCAAGCTATCCTTGATCCTTTTAAGAATTTTATCCCCGTCTTCTTCAAAGTACGCTTTTATTTTCTCTTGATTTCTTAATGCCCATCTCATAGTATATTTTTTTGATTAGGGGAGAAGCTCGGACTCGAACCGAGATGGCGATTTTGTTGTGCTTTCCGTTTGATACTGAATCGCTAAGTCTTATGCGTAGGAATACCGGGTGCATAATCCCCATACACAATCTTTCACAGCATTTCCTATTTTGCCTCTTCTCCAAATGCCCGGGGAACCGGGCGATGTTTATAATGTCACGCAAGGCATGATCAAGCCAATGCAATTTGTCGAGTCAATATCGTTATCCTCGCAGATAATACTTTCGTTTACACCCTTGAAAGTGAATTTTAATTCTCGCTAATGATACAACGCCTTATTCATGATTTCTACCAGCTTGGTATTGATCGATATTTGAGGGGTGGGAACGGTAGATAGAGCAGACTTCTCTTGAACCAGTTCTTTCGCCTTCGGGTATTTTAACGAGCTGTCCGTGTTGAAATAGAAAAATGTGGTGTTATTACCCTTCTTACACTGGATACCCTCTTCGGATATGTCGATAACATCGTACTTGAGAATCTCCTTGTAAGCGTCCTTGTGAAGCAATTTACCGTTAAGAATCTCGATCTGTTCTTGCGAGATAGACGAGCAAACGGATAAATCATTTTTCACCAACACGTGAGCGTCTGAAGCGTAAGCGAAACCGTCTTGGAAATAAATATGTTCCATCACTACTCTAATAGAGTCAGTAGCGCAAGCGAGGTGCATCTGTAATGATTTGTTGAAGTTTACTCTTCTAGTGTCTTTATTAGCCATGATTATAGTGTTTATTGTTTTAATATTTTAATCATTCCTATCACGTCCATGCCCCGAAGGACAAGGTGTTCATTATCTTCCTTGCCAGATGGTGACAACTCCCAGCAAGTGGTTAACACGTGCTTGTTGATTATCCTCTGCAAGACTTTCATGTCAGCCGGGTAAACTATCTCGTTCACCTTGTTTCGGCCGAGGTTTATTAGCTGTACTTTCATTTCATCTTGCTTTTATGATCGTGTTTCAAGTGACATCTCCTGCCTCGTATCTTGATGTTGTTCACGTCCCACGCCAGCTCGACCCTGCCGGACTCCTGCGCCTCTTTAACTGATATTTCATGAGAACAATCTAAAGGGAGACAATCGTTACGCTTGCAATCTTGACAAAAGAGATAGCCGTAAGTGTCAAGCATTTGTTCTATCTTCTTTTGCTTGGCAGCACGGATTCTTCGTTCTTTCTCTGATGGGGAGATCCTTTCCCCGGTGCTGGTGTAGTAGTGCATGGAGCAAGTGTTTTTAGTCGTCAATATCCGTTGGAAATAATTCTTTAGCGTTCCATTCCGGCTGTTTCATGTCGATAAAACCGAGATTACCGGATTCAGCGTGAATATCATAACCGGGATACTTGCCCGTGGATTCACAATCGGAGACAATTTGAAGGGCTTGCCTGTATTTATATTTACCGATCTCCAAATCCTCGGCGTTCCAAACTAGAGCGGCAACACCGAAGGGGGGAACCGTCTGTACCATGAGCATGATGGTACACGTGAACGGCCTACCCGTCACGGCTTCTGCCACGTCAAGATACATTCCCTCTGATAACTCGTAACACAATTTCGCAGAATGGTAATAGAAATGACTCAAGTTCTCGCAAGCGGTACTTTTCACGGAAATAACGGTGTTATGGCCGATATTCTCTGCCAGTTGCAAGCCATCAAGTCTGACCCGGACATCAAGACCCGTGACGGGATCGGTGTAATACATCGAAACCTCCGTCTTCACGCCTCTCATCAACTCTGGGAGTATCCCGCCCCCGTAACGATTGAAATTGAATTTCACGGCATCGATGATTATTTTTTGATCTGCCGCTATTGCTTGTAGCCCGGACATCTCTTTCAAGGTATCATAATACCATCGTTTCCCGTCTATTTTATCAAGGCTCCGTCCTGAATCCTCAACGTAATATTTCGCGGTCTCTATCACCGTTTGCCCGTCTTCATGCCTGCCGTTTATGATGCCTCCACGCAAGATGATCTTGTCTTCCCAGAAAGAGATCAAGGTGTTTATTCCTTCCGTCGTACTCCTGCTCGCCTCCGGCTCCACGGTTACCGTGTTAAATTTGTCTGGCTCTAGCAAGCAAGAATGGATAAACGTCCCGAGACTGAAATAAGATTTCTCTTTCTGCACCTTTTCAAGTTGCTGTTTCCACCCGCTTTCTCTCTCGAAGTACAAGTGTAACGGGGATTTCAAGGTCTCTTTCAAGGTTCCGCTATTATAAGCGGGGTCTTGAAGGTAAACTTCCATGTCGTCTTGTATAACCCTGCCATGTTTAGACAAGGAAGAAAGGTCGATTTCTTTAACCTCCCTTCTTCCTTTTAAAAAGTTAGCGATGTCTTGAGCGGTGGCGTAATCTTTTAACGGCCGGGTGTAGTCTATGCTTTTCACCAGTTCTTGATCAGAGATTTCAGCTTGATCAATGTCCGGCAAGTTATCCACGTCAAGCTCTTCACTCATTGTTGCACGATTAATGGTCTAACACTCCAATTGTCACAAAGATTTCCTCCTAGCGTTTTCTTCTTACCCTTGTAGGTTATCGAGAGTGCCATGCCCCGTGTAACCCCGTTTGCTTGCAAGGAACCTACCAAGCGTCTTGAACCGTTTGACACGGTCCTGTACGAGCCTGTTTTGGGGTCTTTTTCCATGAAGAAAGCGCATTCTAGGTCAATTACCTCTCCCGATTGTTGATCTAGTACCTTGCGAGTGTCTATCTTCTGGAAGAAAACTTTTTTCGTTTCTCCCGCTTCTGCCGGACTCCAGTAATCGTCCATGAGGTCAACATTTAATACTTCCGCTTGATCTAGATCTGGTAATTCTCCGTTTTCAATGTCAAAAGCTTGAATACCGTTCTCAACGGCTTTCTGTAATCCTGTCATGATGTTATTTATTAAAGGTTATTGATAAAAACTACTTGTTTGGTTATGAATCCCCCGAATTCGGACCTGATGGAATCCCACGCTTGTTGCATTTCCGGGGAAGATAATCGAGGTTCCGGCAACGCCATCCCTTCTAGTATCTCCGTTATCTTTTGCTTGTCCGGCTTTAACGCCTCTTGACGGGCTTTCTCTCTCGCCTCGGCCTCGGCTTTTTCCCTCGCTTCTTTTTCCGCTTGAATCCTTTTCTCTTCCGCCTCCTTTGCCGCTATAGCTTCTTGTTCCTCTCTCTTCCGCCTTTCTTCCTTCTCCCGGTTCATGCGTTCTTCCTCGGCTTTTAACTCGGCCTCCTTGCGAGCTAGAGCCTCTGCCTTTTCTCTCTGTTCCTGCTCGACCCGTTTTTTCTCTTCTTCCTCTTTCGCTTTACGCTCTTGTTCTTTCATGTAGACGGAACGCTGGGTGTCTCTTATTTTAACGAATTCCTCTTCTGAAATCTTGCCAAGATCGTCTCCGGGGTAGATGAAATTCCATTTTTTAAGCTCGATCGATCTCGATGTTGTTTTCTTGATCTCTTCTTGCTGTAACCTGATCTCTTCCTCTCTTTGCAGTTGAACTCGCCTCGATTCTATCGATTGTAACAGGTCTCGTTTTATAGCCTCGAAATCATCTTGAAATTCCGAGCAATTCAAGGTAGTTCCGGTAACATCCTTCAAGACTCCATCGATCGTGTTGACCGTGGCCGTGGCGATAGACTGGTTTACACGGTTGCGGAAATCGGAGATAGATTGCTTGATAGTATCCTTGCGCTTCCGTTCTTCCTCCTCTTTTCTCCTTTTTTCGGCTTCCTTCTCGGCCTCGTAACGATTGATCTCTTCCTGCTGCTTGTATTCTGCCGGGCGAGTGATCTCTATTAACTCTTCCGTGAATCCTTTCACCTCGTTCTTGAACCCGTTCACCACGTCAAAGATAGCCTTTTGCCCTTTTTCGAGGTCAGTTCGTCCCGTGCGCAAGGCCGTCCGGTATCTCTTCGCCGTGTCGTAAGACTTGCTGTCAACGATCTCCGTGTACGGGCATTCTTCTACCAGTTTTAACTGCTTGTTTTTCGCGTCTTGAAACGTGTCAAGACGAGACAGGTCAACTTTGAACAAGTCTCCCGTTTTGATAATTCCTAAATTCTCCATATATTTGTATCTGAATTAATTAATTATTGTCCCCGGCTCGCATCGAAGCGCACGACTGAATCGACCGGGGTTTATGAAGTTCTTATTTTTACCTGCTGCTGGATGGGACAAGTCAACCAACCATGTTCTCTGCGAGGAGTGTTTCGCTAGTACTCTATTCGAGGTTCACGGCAGATTCAACCGGGGCTGCACCCGTCAAGATTTCGCTTCTTGTTGCGTTGACTGGATTCTATTGACCCTGCACCAGTTTCGGGATTTTTTAACCGCTATCGTTCAAAGTAGGCGGTTTTCTTTTTTTAGCGGAGAGGATGGAATCGAACCATCGGCAAATTGTAGAAGGTGTCGTGCGCAAAGAATTGAAGGTGCCAACGCCAGTTCTCCCCGTGTGCCGGGACTTCCACCCGGCCGTTTTTAATTACCAATACATAAAACCTATTTTTCTACAGAGGCGATGTAAGCGGCTTGCGACTTGACAGCTTCTTCAAGCATCTTTATCTTTGCGTTTAGTTTTACTCTTTCATCGAGTGCTTCGAGATACAATTCCTTGTAATTTTCCAATTCTTGGATTAATTTTGATTCTCGTTGCTCTTGATTCTCGAGTTCTTCATTATTAGTATTTACAACATGAGATTTTTTACCTACTTCGTTCATAATATTTAATTTTTAAGTGTTTCCAAAATTTCGCCATTTCGAGTATCACTACTTTGTCCGGGCTAATTATCTACTCACTTTAAAAGAAATTGCGTCCTTGATTGTATTCCTCGTTCCATTCATCCACCACGTGCATCCACTTCTGACCGGTTACCTCTTCTCTAGATTCCATCTTGACAAGGTCAGATTCCAACATACCCAGAAAAACACCCCTCTCTTCCGGGTCCCAGGCGTAAGTCTTGAAAAACTCCTCGTCGCTCATGGTCTTGACATTGTTAATGTCTTCCATCACTTCCGATGCCGTGTCGTAAATAAAGTTCATGACTTCCTAGATTTACTCCTCGTCCTGAAATGCTCCTCGACAAACAACAAGGTCAAGAACCAGCAAAAGCCAGAAACATAAAGCTGGTGGGTTGCCGGCTCGCCTAGAGGGGTGGTGCCGAACAAGCCCCCGAAAAGGCTGACTAACGATAGGGTGAAGAATAGGGCTATGTGTGTTTTCATCGTTCTCTCAGATATTTATGTCGTATTTCTTCTATGTTTATCATTAAAGCTTCTGCTAGACTAACTTTGCCATCTGCATCGTGTTTTATATAGCCGGCATTGGCATAATTAATTATCGTGTTCGTGCAAACCCCATGTAGCTTGGATATAAACCTGTAACTAACTGGGATGTTAGAGTACACCTTGGCATTGATGTATCCTTGTTCCCTTAGTTTGTTTTCATCTGCTTCAATTTGCATGATTTTATCTTTTATTCTTCGACATATTCCATTCTTCGAGCCGTTCTTGTTCTAGCTCTTCTAACTCGCATCATATCGGCTGGTTGTACCAGTAATTGAAGGAAAATCAATACAATCATTGTGGTTGCGCTTATAGCCCTTTTCACGTTACCGATCTTGTCGTTTTCGATTATCATGCGCTCCGGATGCTTCACGAACATGTAAGCGGCCAATTCCGTTGATTTATTGAAGTGGAGTTTCGAGTATATCTTCCTGAGCGTATTTTTAACGGTGAATGGACTGATGTTTAATTTATCAGCAGCCTCGTCCACGGATGCACCCCAAGCGATATAATCGGCGATTTCGATTTCTCGGTTAGTTAAGGTATTCATAGTTAAATATTTTTTCTAGTCCATATTTCCTAAATACTTTCCTGACAACAGAAACTTGCTCTGTTGTGCAACCTACATCCCCGCACATCTTTAGCCTAAAAGATCTTTCTGTTATCCCGAGTAATCCAGAAATCTCTTTTCTGATTTTATTTTGCACATCGGGTGAGAATGCAGAATAAGCCATTGAAAAAGAGTAGTATCTTTTTGCTATTGCCGATTCATCATTTTCTTTGTACATTTGTGTCGTTGTTTTGATTAATTATACAATGCAAATATAGGAAGCCTATATTTAAGATAAAAGTAAAAATACAATTATTTTATAGGAATCCTTTATTTTAAAATGATTCTAAATTATGAAAGTAGGAGATCGTCTTAGGCAACTAAGAAGACATCTTGGTGTAAATCAATGTGATTTTGCGGAATCTATTGGTTTGAAACAAGGTAGTTATTCGGATATAGAAAGAGGAAGAAGTGGGTTGTCTAATCATGTAAAGATGTCGTTGTCTGAGAAATATAATGTAAATATAGATTGGTTGGTTAGCGGAGAAGGAAATATGTTTATAAATGAATTTGAAGAGTTTGATTCACCTAATGATGTACCTTTAAAAGAAAGAATAAAAGAATTTGCTAATTATTTGAATATTAGTATTCGTAAATTTGAATCTAGTTGTGGACTTTCAAATGGATTCGTTAATAATATTGGTAAATCTGTGGGACAGGATAAAGTAGAGAAAATTCTAAACACTTATCCGGAATTAAATGAGCAATGGCTAATGAATGGCGTAGGCAATATGCTAAATTCTACATCAAAACAAGAAAATGAAGTATCCTACGGTGATTTCATTGTAATGAATGTTCCCCTTGTTGGACAATACGCTTATGGTGGCTACCTGTGCGGGTATCAAGACGAAACATACGTGGCACAGTTGCCAAGAATCCCGTTTGTCGTGGATCATGAAGCTCGTGGTAGATACGTTGCTTTCGAAATGCGTGGGGATTCAATGACGGATGATACCGGAAGATATATAGAGGGTGATATATTATTGTGCAGAGAGGTCCCGCAAGATTTATGGTGCCAGACAAAACTACACATGAGGAAGTGGGATTTCGTTATTGTTCATAAAGAAGGTATACTTATTAAAAGAGTTATTGATCATGACGTGGAGAATCACAAGTTAACTCTTCATTCTCTTAATCCCTTGTACCCGGATCGAGTTGTGGATCTAGTCGATGTTCGGCAAATATTCAACGTGGTAAAATTACAAAGAGGGATGCAGATATGACACAACAAGAACGAATACAACAAGTTCGTAAACTGATGGAATTAACCCAGTCCGAAATGGCCTTTCACATGGGAGTAACTCAAGGTACATACTCTTTTTACGAGAAAAACAGGGATATACCGGATAGATACCATCCAATTCTTTCAAAGATGGGAGTGAACTTAAGTTGGCTAAAAACAGGGATAGGAGAGCCGATCGATGAAGAAGCGTACTTGCAATTCAAAAAGTATCGAGATAATTCTGAAGTATCGGTTGTGGATGTACGGGTGTCTCCCAACGTGGTGTTACCTTTTGTTAGGTTTGGATTCAGGCAAGCCGTGAGTAGGGGAGAGAGAATTAAGGATAAATCGATTATCGTGCGTGAAGATGATGTTGATTATAACGGGGCAATCGTTGTTGAAGCGGGTAACGAGAAAATGAATCCAACAATATTACCGGGGGAAAAATTGCTTTGTATGCCGGTAAGTGAAAGTAGTGTAAATTATGTCACGGGTGTCGTTTTCGTCGTTTTCGGTGATATGGCTCTAGTTAGACGGATCAAGACGAACGAGGCGGGAAAGGATATTGTAATCCTAATAACAGATGATGAATCTGAGACGGTGTCCGTTCGGAAATCAGATGTAATAAAAATATACAGGGTCGTGATGTCAATCAGTAGACCTATTTGCTAAATATAGCAAACTTACAATTTGTAATTTTAATGGATATTTTGCTTGCAACTTAGTTTTTAAAATACGGGTGATTGGCTAGCATCTCGGCATTCTCTTCTTCCGTGATTTTGATATATTTCATGAAGGCTTTTTCTGTCTTGTGTCCAGTTATCTTCATTATCGCTAGCGTGGGAATTCCAGCTTTATACATATTAGTTGCGCCAGAACGCCTAGCGGTATGATTTGTTACAAGGCTATATTTGGGGAAAGTTTTAACGATTTTTCTCCCTCCCTCGCTACAAGTTATCTCAACGGGTGTATCTATCCCGGCCATTTGACATATTTCCTTTATGTGTTGGTTTATCTTTTGATCACTTACCGGTGTCATTATGTCGAACCCTGAATCCAGTATTGATCGTAGCATCTTGTTTATAGGAACCACGATTGGAGTTTTAGTCTTTTGCGTGGTGATCTTTATAAATTTATCCGTTATATTAGCTTTGCTCAGCCTGTTAAAGTCCGATACCCTTAAAGCAGTGCAGCATCCTATTAGAAATTTGTTCCGAACTATTTCGTACGATTTTATTTTGCTTTCCAGATTTGCTTGATTTTTCGTTACGAGCGGAAATACCTTTTCTATAGTTTCCTTCGTGAATTCAAGTTCTTGAATCCTTCTTAATTCTTCATCATTCAAATAAATCGTGTCCGCCGTTTCATTTATCGTCTTGAAATTATTGCTACTTGTCAGGTTTAAATTGTGCAAGTTGTCGTTGAATTTAGCAGCCCTGAAAACGGTTTTAATACATTTTATGGCAGTTCCAAAGTAATTGTCAGAGAATTTTTGATTGAACATGAATTCCCTGAATTTATTGTAAAACTGCATGTCAATATCCTCGAATTTCAACCTCTTGTTATACTTCTTTTCAAATTCAATAAGCTTGTGTAATATTGTCGTGTACGACTTTATCGTTGTGGCTGCTCTTATGTTCTTGTTATTATCAATGAATAACCGGAAATAATTAACAAAATACGTTTCTCGTTCCGATCCGCTTAGTATAAAATCCACTTCTTTCCAAAATTCATCACTACTCGGGATTTTCATTTTTTCTATAAAATTATCACAAGCATCATCGCAAGCTCTTTTGATCTTTTTGAGCTTGATGTTTACAGATTTTCCATGCGGGTATTCTCTCACTTCTCTACACCCATTCGTGTTCCAGTAGATTGTTTCAATAGATTCGCCGGATGATCTTTTGAATCTTTTATTTTTAAACCTTACGATAACGTCTATTGATGATTTTTGCTTATTTTTGTTTGGCAATGAAAATGATACTCCCATGACTATTTGTATTAGGAACAATGTTAGGAACACAAAAATGAACAAAGGTGTTCAATTATCAAAATGTTTTGAACAAAAATGTTTGATAATGTTCAATTTTATATCAATAACGAACATCATTGTTCATTGCAAATAGTCTGCCCGGGGGTACAAAATAGCTTGATAATACATTGTATATCAAGCTATTTGTTTTTAAATAGAGTCGTATTTAGGAACGGTGACATTTTTTGAAGCATAACCGTGTTGAAAAGGTGAATATTCTCATCTCGATCTTAACGTTACAACAATTGAATCAATATTGAAAATAATAAATAATTTATTACCTTTGTATTAGTAATAAATTATTTGCATATGCTCACGGTAAAACAAGAAGCTTTTTGTAATTACTACATAGAAACCGGTAACGCATCCGAGGCCTACCGGAGAGCCTTTTGCTGTGAGAAAATGTCTGAAAAAACAGTTTGGGCAAAAGCGTCTATTCTATTAACAAGGGATAAGGTTAGGGCAAGGGTAAAAGAATTGCAGGAGGAATTAAAGAAGAAGTCTGATTTAAGCAAAGAGCGAATATTGAACGAGCTTAAATGCATCGTTAACGCAAAGATTTCTGATTACGTTGAATTAAAAAACGGGGTACTTAAATTTAAAGATTTTGACGAACTAACAGAAGAACAAATTAAGGCAATAGAAAGCGTTAAAGAAGGTAGAGCTGGTATTGAATTAAAACTACACGGGAAAGCATGGACGATAGAACGCATTTGTAAAATGCTCGGGTATGATGCTCCCGAGAAAACGGAAACAAGTATATCTTTTGCAAAGCCGTTATCGAGAGAGGATAGGAAGAGAATAGATCTTGAACTTGAAAACGATTACTGATGATAGAACAAGAGTATATGCAATACAAGCTCACCGGTTCAATATTAACCTTTACCCGGTATTTTTTCAAAAAGAGATTTGGACGAAAATTTGTGGTGGGGGAACACCATAAAAAAATATGCGATACTCTCGATCGAGTCTTAAAAGGCGAACTCAAGCGTGTAATTATAAATATGCCACCTAGGTATGGAAAGACGGAAGTATGTGTGAAAAATTTTATAGCAGCAGGTTTAGCTATAAACCCATCTTCCAAATTTATCCACCTATCTTATTCAGATGATCTTGCCCTTGATAATTCGGAAGAGGTGAGAGAATTCGTGAAATCGGAAGAGTATCAATCCGTGTTTCCTTACGTGCAAACAAAGAAAACTAGTGATGCCAAGAAAAAATGGTATACCACCTGTAGTGGTGGCGTGTACGCTACAAGTGCGGCGGGACAGGTTACTGGATTTGGAGCTGGAAATGTTGATGATGAAGAGTTGATTGAGGAAGTATCAATGGTCGAGAGTGGTGGAACAGCTTTGTTTGGCGGCGCAATAATAATAGACGATCCTATTAAGCCTGAAGATGCAACTAGTACAACCATACGAGAAAGGGTTAATAATCGATTTGACAGCACTATTGTAAATCGTGTGAATTCTCGTAACACCCCGATAATAATTATAATGCAAAGACTTCACCCTGAAGATTTGTGTGGTTACTTGATCGATAGGGATGGAAACGAATGGTATGTTTTATCTCTTCCAGCTCTATATTTTGACGAGAATGGTAAGGAATGCGCTCTATGGCCATTCAAGCAAACCGTGGAAGAATTAAAAGATCTTCGCAAGAAAAATGAGATAGTTTTTGATACACAATATCAACAAGACCCACGACCAAAAGAAGGTCTACTATTCCCGAAATCAGAGTTGCATTTTTATGATCCAAATATAATTGATCTGTCTAAATCAGAGTACAGGATTATGTGGGGAGATCCTGCCGACACCGGCGATAATTTCGCTTGCTTCGTTGGGTATGTTATAGATGGATATGTTTACGTGCCTGAATTATTGTGCAATAATAAAGGTTTAGATTACATGATCCCGGCTGTATCAGATTTAGCAATAAAACACAATCCCACTGAAGTGTGTTTAGAAGGTAATGGGGGGTGGATTCAAACTTGTAAAAACATACGGAATAACATTCAGAATAGGAACGAGAACATACGAATCATGATATATAAAGAAAAAGGAAATAAAGAGGAAAAAATAAGTGGACAAGCGTATTTTATAATTAACAAGTTCTATTTCAGGAATGACTACAATGATATGCAAGAGTATGCTTTAGCTATCAAATTGTTGACAACTTACCTAAAGAACGTGAAAGACCAGAAAGATGACATTCCTGACGTGTTATCATCTGCAAGTAGATATTTAAGAAGGAATATTTTAAGAGAGTAGAAATGAAAGAAAATAAATACATTGAAATAAGATGTCCCCATTGTGGCAAACTGGTCGCTAAAATTATTCACGTTGACTCGGGAGTGATAGAATTTGTGTGTACAAGAAGTTCATGCAAATCTGTTTTTTATGTTGTCAACGGGGAAATTGTAGATCATCCATCTATTCATATCGAACAAATATTTAAAAAGATAGTAATATGAAAATACTAGGTTACACGATTACAAAAAGCCAAAAATATACGATCGTTCGGGATGAAAATAAAAATATCAAGAGTGTTGTGAAAATATCAAGTGATGATTTGTGTCGATACTTGGGGGCTTTCTCTCCATATAATATTACAAGTAACACAGTCACGTTATTTAACGAGATGTCTGAAGTATATTTTCCGGTAATGGCTATTGTTAATAGGATCACTAATGGCAGGTTTCAATTAAAAGATAGCAAGACTGATACCGTGATTTACGACAACAAGGAAATCAATAAATTTTTATCTAAACCCAATCCATTGCAGACTTTTGAAGAGTTAATCAGGCAATTGGAAGTTTATAAATTAGTAACGGGGAATGGATATTTGTATGCTAATACGCCCGACTTTATAAAATCTTTACCTAGATACAAGGTAACAGATAATTACATGGTATTCCCATCGCAAGGGGTTAACGTGAATTACAAGAACCAAATAAAATTATTTTCGGCGGGGGAAATAAGTGATATTATAGACTATTACACGATAACAATAGGGGGAAGTCAAACTAAAATAAGTCCTTTGAACCTTCTTCATTTAAAAGACACATCAATAGGCGATGGGACGGATCATATAGAAGGTGTCTCACGACTTGTTAGGTTGAAATACCCATTATCTAATTTGATGGCTGTTTACGAGGCTAGAAATGCTATTTACGTGAAAAGGGGAGCTATCGGGGCAATTGTTAGTAATAGCAAAGATGATTCTGGGAATGTTCCTTTAACGCCAAAAGAAAAGGAACAGCTTTTAAAGGATTATAATGACACTTATGGCATTGTGAATGACAAGAACCCTACAATGGTGACGGGCATTCCGGTAAGTTTTGTTAGATTTAATCAATCAATTCAAGAATTACAACCCTTCGAAGAGACTTTAGCTGATGCGGTTCAAATAGCTGGGGTATATAATATTCCTGCGGTTCTTATCCCTAGGAAAGATCAATCCACTTTTTCCAATCAAGACACGGCAGAAAAATCTCTTTACGAGAATGTTGTTATTCCAGAAGCCGTATCCACGTGTAAGGCGTTAAATGAATTTCTTGAACTTGAAAATGACGGAATGTATCTTGATGTATCTTTTGATCATATTCCGGTATTGCAGCCAAATGCACGGGACAAGGCTGAAACAGATAAAATTGTAACCGATATGTGTAAGGTTAATTTCCTTTCAGGTATCATCACTTTAAACGAGTGGTTGTCTAAGATGGGAGGGGATATGGTAGAGGATCCCATATACAACAAGAAAATATTTGAAATGTCCGATGACGAAGTGGCAAAAATAGAACGATTTATCAAATAAAATCACGAAACAAAATATTGCTTTCAATATAATATTTATTATTTTTGTATTGAAAAGAGCTCCAAGCGGGCCAGTATATCACAAAGGTGTACTGGCCCGCTTTTTTATTAATACATTTTGAAATGGAAATTGTAAATAAAAGTATTATTACAAAAACTAACGACGTGGACGAACAAGGACGGGTCGTTATCGCTGTTAATGCGATCGGGAATGAAGATGCTGATGGCGATATTTCAATGCCCGGTTCATTTAACAAGACATTGAAAGAAGATTTTGCCCGTTTAAAGTGGTTTTTAAATCATGATCCGAGCATTCTTCTTGGAGTACCGATTAGCGGGGAAGAAAAGGATGATCTGGTGCAAATGACCTCTCAGTTTAACATGAAGAAACAAATCTCCCGGGACACCTACGAGGACTACAAGCTATACGCTGAACACGGGAGAACGCTTGAGCATTCGATTGGGGTCAACGCTATCAATAGGAACAAATCTAATCCCAAGGAGGTGTTACAGTGGAAAATGTGGGAATATTCAACCCTGACAAATTGGGGAGCAAACGAGAGGACACCACTCCTTGATATTAAAAGCATGGATAAAGCATCGGCAAAAGATTATATTCAATTTATCGAGAAAGCGTTGGGATGCAAATATTCAGACAGTAGGTTAAAGTCGATGTCTGAAATGCTTGACATGATAAGAAAAGCGGTTGTAGGAGAGATGATTGTCAAATGTCCTTGTTGCGGGTTAGTTTTTGATTACAATTCAGTTCCAGAGCACACGTTACGGCAACAAATAATAGACACTGTAAATATGTATACTGGATGGTTGGCCGATGACATAGCTTACGAGGAAGTACAAAAGCTTGAAGAGAATATCAGGAGTGAGGTCATGGGAATCATCGAGTCGAAAAAATCAATAGAAGATATCACCACGCACGTTCGCTGCCCAAAGTGTTATAGTCGAGTCACTAAATCAAATCTTGTGTTAAAAGAAGAAAAACCCAAGTTTTCATTGAAAGACTTGGTAAAAAAAATGAAATAACAATAACCCAATTTTAAATTTTAAGACGTATGAAAAATTTGTTTAAGAAGCTAGGACAATGTTCTAAAATTAAATTATTCGCATTTGGCGTGTTAGCGATAGCTTTTGCCGCTTGTTTCTTTGTTGACATGGGAAGTGGTATTGGCATGCTGGCCGCGGCACCAATTATTACATTGGCAAAGAAGGATTCTAGAATGTCAGCAGAGGAAGAGGAGTTTTTGAATAAAATTGAAGGCCCTCTTAATGAGGCTTTTGATAATTTCAGTAAGGGCTTCATCACGGAAGAAAGACTTCAAGGCATCATTGAAAAATCGATGACTGATTTTATCAATAAAAATAAAGACAAAATGCCAGCAGATGATTTAAAGAAATCTTTAGATGACATGCAAGAAACCGTGAAAACGGTAGTGAAAGAAATCCAGAAAATGAAAGACGGGGGTATTACACTAGGGAATGGGTCCATGATCGAGAAGGCTATTGACGAGATTATTGATAATCCCAAAATGGTTGATTTTATTAATAGTAAATCAAGAACAACGGGTAAAATTCCGTTCAATATCAAGGGAATTGTTTCCTTGGAAAACAACTACGAGGGGAATTTGCTCACGACACAGCAAACCGGTAGGGTAATAGTAGATGTTAACGAGCGCCGGATTAACGTTCGTGATTTGATGACCGTTGATCAGGGAGATCCCGAGTTTACATCAATCGCTTACGCTAAAATCATTGATCTTGACAGGAATGCCGTAGCTGTTTCCGAGAACGGGAGATTGCCAGAAAGTGCTTTCAAGATGAAGGAGGAAACAGCCAATATCGCCCGTATCGGTACTCACGTGAATATTTCCAAGCGACTTCTTAAATCTCGCCCGTACCTTCGTTCTTTCTTGATAAACCGTTTGCCTAAATGGGTAAGAATGGCAGAGGATTTTCAAATCTTGTTCGGTGATGGAACGGGAGATAATTTACTCGGTATTGTTGGACAGTCGAACGATATTTCAAAATGGCTGACAGCAGTAGTTGCCAAAGGGGAAGCTGGATCGGTTGAGAGTGTTGAATCGTACAACAAGGGAGAACAAACGATGATCACGTTCAGTAAACCATTCGACAAGATCGAAGAGGGAATGCTGATCAAGTTTACGGGCGCACCGGAAGTTACAAGCGGCACGGCGAGCAAGTTGAATAGCGAGAATATGATGCACAAGCACAACGATCGTAAAATAATGATTGATGTTCCTTATGCTGATATTGTTCCGCAATCTGCTGGCAAGCTTACTACGGAACAAATTAGCGCCTTGACGTTTGAAGTTAAAAACAACTTCTTTAACACAGTTGAAGATCCGAACTACGGGGATGCTATCAATGCCGTTATTGCAGTGTTAACGTATGGCGAGTTTACCCCCAACGTGGTTGCGTTGAACCCGTCAGACGTGTTCATGATTCAAACGTTAAAAGATACTTCCGGTAGATCACTTGACTTGATTACTGGGATTGACGGGACGAAAAGAATCTCCGGTAGGGTGATCGTGGAAACAACGATCGTGCCCCCGGGATATTACTTTATCGGTGATATGGCAAACGCCGCTGCGTTAGTTGATTACACGTCCTTGTTTATCGAGTTTGCCGAAGATATTGAAAGTAAATTAACCAATCAAGTTACCGTGATCGCACAAGAAGAGGTCTTGATGCCAGTTTACAACCCGTTCGCTTTCGCTTACGGGAAGTTGGATGATGTGCTTGCCGCAATCACGAAAAAGAAAGATTAAAAATCACGAAGGGGGAACTCCCCCTTCCTTTAATATTTACCTATGGAAAAGAGAGTAATTATAGAAGGTGACGAAAAAGTAGTAAACGTGATCATGAAGGAAAACAAAGTTAGAGTTTCACGGGGACTGGTGAAGTTTACCCCGGTTGCGCCTGGAGAGAAGGGTAAAGGGAAAATTGAAGAGGAAGAGGAAGAGAAAGGGAATCGTGGCAGGTCTTCACGGGGAAAATCAACCGAAATAACTGATAAATAATAGATCATGTTAATCAACGAGGAATATTTTAAAGGCGAGATCGTTATATCGAACTTGAATAGCGTCGGTAATGGGATCAGTAGCCAGATAGCGAGTTCTAACCTGGAATTGCTTCTGTTTTTTATTGACAAATACGAGAAGCGTTTTCTTGTTTCTTTGCTAGGTCGAGATCGTGCGGATGAATTTTACAAGGAAATAGAAAAGAGGGAATTATCGGGTAAATGGTTGGACCTTAAAAATAGGCTTGTTGATGAAACGTTGAAAATGTCCCCGATAGCTAATTACGTGTATTACTGGTATCGACGTTGTAACGTGTCTGTAACAACTGATATTGGAGAGATGGAAACGGATTCGGATAACTCGGTGAGGGTTTCCCCGGCTTTAAAGATGTGTAGGGCGTGGAATGAAATGGTGGATTGGGTGATTGATATTCAAAAGTGGATGAAGTCGACAGGTAGTTTTAATTACCGGAATATCGACGTGAATTTACTTAAACGGATAAATACGTTCAACCTATGATCGTCGTGGAGGACATATTGAGTGAAGTGGTAAAGAAATCATCTGTGGTGGTTGGTTTTGAATTATCATTTCAGTATGGGACACTCCGTGAAATAGTAGAAAACTTGAACACGTTGGGTAAAGGAGGCAAAGTGAAGTATCCTCTAGTAGCGTTAATAGAGCCGTTCAAACAAAGAATAACCGATGATGGTGCTAGATCGAGTTTGAGACTCTTGATCGCAACTATGACAAAGAAAACATTGAAAGCGGACGAGAGGCTTGAGCAGAATTATAAACCCATCTTGTTTCCGGCTTACGAGGCTTTAATTGGTGAAATAAAGAAGGAGACAATTTCTTCAACACTGGACCACACGCTTATTAACCACTTTGAAATGGGGAGAGAATCTTTACAAGGATATGACAAGGCGATACTTGATGATCATATAGACGCTATCGAGATAAACGACATGAACGTGCTTTTTAGGGAGAATAAATGTAATAATCTAACAAAAAATTTTTAATATGAACGAGATAAACAAACCGCAATGCGGGCAAAATAACGGAAATACCGGGGTTCCTGAATGTGATTTCCTACCCGGGAGAGTGATCGGGATCATATTGACCGGTAAAGGCAAAGAGTATTCAGGTGAGGAAACCGATGATCTTATAGAGACGTTAAAAAAGGCGGCACAAGGTGCGGCCAAGGATAGGGTTTATCCGATCTTCCGGTTCGGGACTATAACAGACAATAGCGAAGATCCGGCTACCGAATCTCTTGGTATCGGGTACACGAAAACATTAAATGACGGTGCTTATAACTGGACATTCCCGTTGGTAAATGGAACAGCTTGTTATGCTGCCAACCTTCGTAAATTTAACGGTGACAAGTATAACGCTTTCTTGGTTCTTGACAATGGATTGGCGGGTGTAAAAACCAAATCGGGAGGTGTTCGTGGTTTCACCATGTCGCAATTCTACGTGACAAAACCAGTATGGGCCGGAGACACTACAATAACCCGGTATAACGTGACCATATCGTTCCCTAATCCTTCCGAGTTCGTTGATTCATTAGCCTACGTTCAAACTACTGATAATATAGAATACGAGATTCGTGGGAACCGGGAATGCGAGATGATCCAAAAATCGGCAACGGCGGAATCTGTTACCGTGGACATCGTGAACAAGTGTAGCGGGCAATCAATATTGAGTGTTTACGGTGATGAATTAGCCGACGAGAGTTTATGGGGGCAGGGAGTAGCTGTAACAGCGGTGGCACTCGCTTCTGGACTGTTGAAATTTACCGGAACGTTCAAGAACGGGGACAAGATCGCACCGGTTGGCGTGGCTGAACTTGCCACGGCGGGCGTTGGAGGCTCCCCGGAGTACGGGATTGAAATCACTCCACTAACGGTAAAAATCCCGTGATGGATTCGATAAAGGTAAACGGCGGGAGTTTTAAACTTACCGCCGTTTTGTCTTATTCTAGCGAAGATGCATTCGTTGAATATTACAATAATGTTTTCTCCACGTGGTTAACGGAGGATAAAAGAAAAGCCACGTTAAGGGAGGTATACAAGATCGCTCATGACATGAAAAAGTACGACAATGACACCAAGGGAAATGCTCGAAAGATTTCAAAGTCTGGACGTGGATCGGGCGATAAAGATGACAATAGGTCAGACGAGAGACCTGATAATCGACAGGAATCAAGATCAGTTGATGCAGGGGATTCGTTCTGATGGGACCGAGATAACCCCGGCGTACACGTATTTTACAAGAGAGAAGAAAAAAGAAAAGGGAAGAGACCCGGACATCGTGACTTTATACGATACCGGGGCTTTCTTCCGTGATATGTTCGTTGACGTGGGGTCGGACGTGATAGAGATTGACAGCATGGATAACAAGAGCGAAGAATTGAAAGACAAGTACGGGGAGAAGATATTCGGTTTATCCGGTGATTCGAGACATCGGTACGTGAGTGACGCCATGCCCGTTTTGATTGAAAAAATAAAGGAAATTCTAAAACTATGAGTTGTGGTTGCCAAAACAAGATTTATTCAAAAGATTACGAGAGGGTTAAAAAACTCGCTCAAAAAATGGCTTCGATCGATCAAAAAGCCTATTTCATATACAAGAACAAGGATAAATACGATTTTCAAGCGGTTTACCCTATATCTGACAGGATTCTTGAAGCGTTGGAGTTTGTACTACCGGTGTGATGAATTATTACTGTACAGGTTTATAAAATGCCTTAACGGGGATTTAAGCGCTCTGAAGAAGGTTAGATTCGTGCCTAAATCGTGGGTGAAAGAGGCTTGGACATCAATAAACGAGGAATACGCTAGGGATATTGATAACAACAAGTACGTGGAGTTGACGAAATCATTAAAAGATATTTTCCGGGATTCACTAAGGCTGATGATTGCTGATAGTTGCGTGCAAGTTTTATTGAACAAGCATAGCGAGAACGCCGCCGGGGTTCTGCGAAATCTCGGGTACAAGTACAAGTTTGACCCAACAAACAGGGAACAGTATCACAAGGATCTTGCTAGGGTCATGAAAAACTTGAAGATGCTGAACATGGAGCTGGAAGCGAATAAAAAAGCCTACGCCACGAAGACAACGGTCAAGCAGGCGAGCAAGGAGCATATCACGGAAACGCTCGTTTCCCTTTCCAAGTTCATGAATTACCGGATTGATCCCGTGAAAGTGACCGTTAGGGAGTACATCAATATCATGAATCAATACAAGTTAGAAATCGAAATAAACTTGAAACAATGGCAACAGAAAAAATAAACGAGATATTCGATATAGAGGCGATAAATAAACAAGTGCAGGCCGTCAAGGCTGGAATTGAAAGCACTTTGTCCGACATGGAGAAATTCGCTAAAAAAGCTTCGGATTTGAATAAAACGATAGAGCAATCAGGGTCGTTCAAGGAAGTAGCTGATACTACCGATAAAGTGAGGAAAGCGCAAGAGGAATACGCTAAACAGGTAGACAAGTTGAACGCTCTCAAGAAACAGGAAGCTCAGTTAAACGAGAGACTGGCGAAGACGCAGCAGGATATGTTAGCCAAGATTGCCGAGTTGCAGAAAAGGATTGACGAGGAAACCAATGCTCTTAACAACCGAACAAAGGCCATGAAAGATGATATGGCCCAGTCTCAGGCTAATATTAACCAAAAGAAAAACGAATCTAAAGCAGCTATAGATAACTCTAATGCGATTAAAGCTGAGGCTGACGCTTACCGGGAGGCTGTCGATAAGATTAATGACAATATTGGAAGTCGAAGCGAAAACATTAATCTTTTGTTGCAAGAGCAAACTGTTCTAGCTAACCTAAAGTCAGAAATTGACAAGTTAAACAAGATTGAAAAACAGAATGGGAAATTAACTCAAGAACAGAAGAATCAAAGAATAGCTCTTGTAAGTGCGCAACAAGAAAGCAAACAAGCAATATCTGAATTGTCTAGCGCCATTAAGAATGATGTTAAAATGAATCAAGCTGCCAAAGGTTCTATGGATGAAATGGAACAAGCAGTAGGCAGAATGAAGAAGGTTTATAGATCATTAGGTGATGACATACGTAATTCCCCGTTTGGTCAAGAATTGCTTGCGCAAATAAACGCTACTGATGAAAAATTGAATGAATTAAATGCTTCTATCGGCAACCACCATAAGACCATTGGGGATTACGAGGGGGCTATTAAACGAGTGATTGCAAGTCAAACTCCCTTTATCGGTCAGTTAATTGACATTGCTGGAAATTCTAAAGGCGTTGCCGGAGGTTTTTCTGCAATGATTGGTGGGGCAAAAGCGTTTGGGAAAGCATTATTAGGTTTACTTGCTAACCCGGTTGTAGCTATTCTTGCTGCTATAGCCTTGGCTATTGGTGTTGTGGTAAAAGCCATGAAATCTAGCGAGGAGGCCACGGCTCGATGGAATGCTGTTCTTGCCCCATTGACCCGTGCGTTTAATTTCTTTTTGAGTATTGTTCAAAAAGGAGTTGGCTTTATATTATCCCTTGTTGAAGTTCAGATGAAGTTACTTGGATCTTTAGCAAAATTAGCCGAGAAATTACCTTTTGTGGGGAAATACATAAAAGAAGTGAACGATGCTAATAGGGAGGCTATTGAAATAGAGAAGGCGAAGTACGAGTTAACCAAGCGGACTCGTAAATTTAATGAAGAATCAGCAGAAGCTGAATTAAAAGTGTCTGATTTAAGAAACAAAGCTGCACAGAAAGATAAGTACACGACGGAGGAAAGAATTGCTTTGCTTGATGAAGCCATTGCTATAGAAACTAAGGTGGCAGAAGAAAGAAAGGCTATTGCAGAAGAAAATTTGAGGATACTTGAAACAGAGGCTAATTGGGCTGACAATGATGCAGCAACTAATGATAAACTTTCCGAGGCAAAGATTGCGGTAACTAGGGCAACTATAGAATTGAATACTAAGACCCGAGAATTGAATGCGCAAAGAACTGAAGCAATTAATAAAATGAAGGAAGAGAAAAAGGCTGAAGATGAGCTTGTGAAGTCTCGAAAAGCTGCCCAAGTATCGCTAATGAAAGAAGGTATAGACAAACAACTAGCCCAGATTAACGCAAATTACGACGGGCAAATAACGTCTCTTAAGACCAAGTTGCGAGAGGAGACAACCCTATCAAAGAAAGCTCAAGAAGAGATAAATCGAACTATTATTTTACTCGAACAGAACCGGGAGAAGGACATCAAGAAAGCCCGTGAAGACTTTAATAAGGAAGTCTTGAAAATGAATACTGATGCTCAACGACAACTCGAAGATGTTGTAACGTCTCTAATGAAAGAAGGACAGGAAAAGCAAATAGAGATCTTGAACAATAGCTACGACCGACAAGTCGAAGATTTGAAACTTCGATTAGCGCAAGAAAAAAATTTGACTGAAGAAGCTAGAAAATCTATTAATAATACTATTGTTGCTCTCGAACAAAAAAGGCAACAAGATATTGAGAAGATAAATTCATCTTTCTCGGTGAAGAGAATAAAAGACGAATCGTTGATGATCCGGCAACAGGCGTATATGGCAGAATCGGAAGAACTGAAAGCTTTAGCAGATCGCTATAATTCAACGAATATGACAAAGGAACAATTCGAGCAGGAAAAACTTGAAATTTCCCGTAAGTATAATAAATTAGCTTTTGAAGGTGATATTTCCACATTAGAAGACATTGTGAAAAATTCCGGCTTGCAAGGAGAGGAGTTGAAGAATATCGAGAAGGAACTTGCGCAGAAAAGAGTTGAGTATAACCAGTGGGCAAACCAGCAAATAATAGATAACGACACTAAGGCTGCCGAAAAAAGAAAGGAGTTGGAGAAAGAGTTACAAAACCAAAGAATTCAACTGATTGGGGAAGCGTTGTCTACGGTAGCTTCTGTCACTAATTCAATGTTTGAAAGAAGAGTTCAACAACTTGATTCAGAGATTGAGAAGATTGAAGAACGTAAGAATGCAGACATTGATGCTATTGAACAGATGGGACTTTCAGATGAAGAGGCCGAAGCAAGGAAAATGGCGATAGAGGCAAGAGCGGCAGCGCAGACAGATAGGTTAGAAAAGCAAAAGAAAAAGATGCAAAAACAACAAGCGATAGCAGAAAAAGCTTATCAATTAATGCAGGTAGCAATGGAAACTGCCAAAGCTGTAGCTAATATAAAATTAATAATGGCAACTTTGGCCGCAAATCCTGTGACATTACCTTTTGTTCCTATGGCTGCCGCACAAATACCTATTGCAATAGCAACCGGAGCATTACAAGCCGCTGTTATCGCTGCCCAGCCAATCCCTAAATATGCCAAAGGTACAGAAGATCACCCCGGAGGATTGGCCATAGTCGGTGATGGAGGACAGAAAGAGGTAGCTATATTGCCGGACGGAGGGTATTACGTCACTCCTAGTATTCCCACGCTTGTTGATTTACCTAAAGGGACAGAAGTATTGCCTAGCGTGAACGAGGCTTTGATGTCGATAACCAAGGCTCCGAGACTTGATACAAGTATGCCTACTTCAACGGATCGAATTGAAAAACGCATTGACACGCTCGAAGGTGTCTTAAAAGATGTTGTTCGGGCAATAGAGAAAAATAGCTCACAAATTAGCGTCACTCTCGATCAAAACGGTACGTGGAAGGTGTACGATCAAAAGAAAGGACTTGACGAATACTTAAATAAAAATTTGCGCATTCAAAGATAATTTGTAGGTTTGTGGGAAATTTTAAATATTATGTTATGGCGAAGGTGTTTTCTCTTTTGATTGCAATCTTAACTACATTATCATTAAATGCTCAAGTTAAACAAGATTCGATTGTTGATAAATTGAAGTTTAATGGTGTGGAAATAGATGGTAATATTGACGAATTTATCAATAAGATGAAAACAAAAGGATTTGTTTTCGATAAAGCTGAAGAAAACAATGTTGTAATAATGTTAGGTGAATTTATTGGACAAAAATGTAGGCTTTACATTGTTCCTACTCCTAAAAGTAAAATTGTATGGAAGATCGCAATATATTTTGGTGGTGGTACATGGGAAAGTTTGAAAAAGGAGTATGAAAGTGTTAGAGATTTATTTTCAAAGAAATACGGCAAGCCGTCCCGTGAAGGCATTTTTTTTAAAGAGCCGTATTACGAGGGAGATGGATGCGAATTGTTAGCATTGGTAAATGATAAGTGTTTATGTGCGTCTATTTACATATTAAAAGCTGGTGCTATAACAATTCAAATAGAAAATACATGCGAAGTTTCCGTGTCTTATGAAAATAGCGTGAATCTAGATAAGGCAAAACAAGAAAGAGAAGAGTCTGTAATGGATGAAATTTAAAAAAAAAAATACGTGCTATGAGGATACTTGTATGTTTGTTGTTTGTATTTATTGGGTTTAATTCTTTATCTCAGAGTAAAATAGATACAGGAGTAGAATTTCCCATGAATAAAGAAACAGGTAAATATGAATTTATGTGTATTGATACAGTTAAAGGAAAGTTAGCTCCAGAGTTATATGAATTGGCAAAAAAATTTCTGATATATAGATTCAACGACAAAGATTTTTTTATTGATGACAAGAATTTGAAAATAGGCGATAATGGTAATTTCCCTGTAACATTTAAATTGCCTTCAATGAAATTTAATATTTCATATACAAGCGTTTTTTCGATAGTTATTCAATTTAAAGATAGTAGATATAGAGTAACACTAACTGATTTTAAGATCAATACGAATGCTAATGCTACGACTAGCGAAGTTAATTTAGAAGATTTTTTTATAAACAATGTAAGTGTTGGTGCGGGTAAGAAATATGGCAGGAATATGAATGTTGCCGTGGCAGAGGTTGTACGAAAACAAGTTGACTTGTTATTTTCGGATTTGAGTAAATATTTGAAAGAAGGTAATACAACTTCTGATGAAAATGATGATTGGTGA